TCAGGCCGCTTTTTTCTTGCCTTCAGGTTGCATCTTTTTGCCACCGATTGCCCCGACTGCCTCGCGCAAGCGAGCATGCGCCAGATGCGCATAGCGCGCCGTGCTGATGGGGCTTTTGTGTCCGAGAACGCCGCCAACCGTGTAGAGGTCAATGCCGGCATTGATCATCTCGGAGGCTGCTGAGTGGCGTAGATCGTGCAGGCGGGCATGGCCCAGGCCAACGGCTCGAAGCGCCTTCTTGACGTCTTTGCTCACCGTCCACTTGGTGACCTGTGGCGGCCAATGCCTGCGCACCAGGTGTTCGACCCTGCGATGCACCGGCACCATGCGCGGCAGTCCGTTCTTGGAGTCGTTGATCGCCAGAGCCAGTCCGCTGGGTGTCTCGATAGGCCGCGCAGCCAGCACTTCGCTGATGCGCCAACCGGTGTAGAACGCCACGCGAGCGGCATCCCGGGACCAACTCAGGCCCATTTCCCGAAAGACGCGCAGCGCCTGCTCTCGGGTGAGATAGACGTGCCGGGCGTTTTTCACCTTCGGCAGCACCATCCGCTCGGCAGGGTCATGTTTGCCCATCTTCTTGTGCTTCCACGCCCAGCGACAGGCGGCGCGCAGGTAGGCCAGCCGGTTGCGGATCGTGGCTGGGCTGACCTCGGCTGCCTGCCGATATCCATCGGCCACTTCAGGCAGTTGATCCATGCGCTTGCCGGCATAGTACGGGTGCAAGATGGCAAGTGACGCGACGATGTCCGCATGGTTCTTGAGCGTGGTGGCGTGCTGTTCTAGGTAGACCAGTACAGCCTCTTCTATCAGGTGCTGTTGCTGCTGGACACCAGTTGCAAGGGCGTAGAGCCTCGCCGTTTCGCGCTGGTCGTAGGCTTGTGCCTGGGCTCGCGTCCAGCCCTCCGGAAGTATGCGGTTAGCGCGCTGGCGCCCGGCTCCGGGGATGACGCGGTTAAATTGGAACAGCCAACGGCCTGAGTGGTGGCGGGTAATCGGCATGATTGAAGGTAGGCGTCAAGATCAGCGACAGTAAATCGTACAGCGCCTCTACCGACTCCAAGCCGTAGACAGGCAATTTGTCCGGCGGATGCGAGCGCGTACACAGTGCGGGCAGAGACGCCTAAACGTTCTCCGGCCTCGGATGCGGTTAGTGGACGGGCGTTGCTCATTCACCATCCTTCCACGGATCAGGCCACCTGTCCCTCTTGTCTCCGCGCTCACGACGTCTGCGGGATAGCTGGATCATCGCTCGCCTCCATCGAAGAAGTGAAGCACTTGCGGTTCTGGCGTGCCGTCGCAAAACAGGAATGACCTGATGTGCTGCGCTGCATTGCTGCAACATCGTTATTGGATATAGCACTTTTTGCGGCATTTATTGATGCCTGCATCATTGATGCTGCTGGATGTCCTGCTCCGCCTTGCAGGTCAAGGTAGATCGCGCGTATCTCATAGGCGCGCTCTATATCACGCGGCAGTGCGTCGCCAAGTGTTTCAATTGTTTCTGTCATGACGCTAACTCCTCCTGCCTGGCGGCAAGAACTTGCCTATAAATTTTTTCCCGCGTACTTGCGCGAAGACTAACGATATCTCCATACTTTAGTGATTCGGCAAGCTGCGCTATATTTTCGGATAAATCACTAATGCTGTATGCAGGGCACGAGCGCAGCCCAACGGCGAGAGTTAGCAGCTCATCTAGCATATTTAATTCTTCTACGGTAATTAGGTTGTTTGTCATTTATCCTCCCCACAAAGCTGTTTGCACGCGGCTCCGGCGATGGACTGTAGCCGTTGCGCGGAGAGCAAACCGTGATCCAGAATTTTTTCAATTCCACGGATCAGCTCGTCGCACAGCATGTTCATATCATTCCACTCTCCGCCCAAGTATGCGAGTGCTTCGATTTGCATGGATGCAGCATTGGCCGCATTTGTAAAATCAGCGGCGCGATCAAGGATGCTTCGTTTTTTCATGATGCACTCTCTTTCTTGCGCTCAGCAACTAGTTGCCTCTGGCGCTCCTCGTGAGTCATTTGCTGTGCTGCGTAAGCGGCCATCTCGCAGGCCGCTATCATTGAGCAACTTATAGGAACAACCATTGCGATTCCATTGCCGTCTTGATCGACGATGAAGTTGCGCTGTGTTCGGTAGTTATTCATTGCGCGCTGCCTTCCACATTTCTAGAAGCGTCTATAGCTTCTGCGATATCAGCAGCGTCAATAACGATTCCACGGCAAAACGGCTCGCCACACTCAACGATCGTGAACTCGGAATGTGGGAGTTCTGTCTTGAATGTCCACGGCGGATACTCGTCTTTCCACACTGCCTCTACTTCGATGAACCCGGCCAGCTTGGCCTTGAAATACTCTTCGAGTAGGTTTTCGTCGTCTTTGTCAAGATTTTCAAAATTCGGAAGCATATTTCCGTCTCGCGTGATCCTGATGATCGTTCCTTCATACGCTCCAACCTCTTCGTATTCCGCTCCTCGCAGCTCTACGAGGTCGTCGCTTTGTCCGAAGATCACCAGCAGCCCGGAATCTTTTGCTTGCTCTTCTTCCTCTTTTGTTATTTCGTCCAAGTACTCGCGCCCGTTCAGTAGCGCGGCAAGTTGCTCTTTAGTCAGTTTCATGCTTTCTCCCGAGCTGTGTCGATTGCGGCGTCTAGCAACGTGCCGGAAAAAATACCTTTCCCGTAGTCGCCGCGTGAGTAATAAATAACTTCTTCAGCACCGCTTAACGGGTCGCGCAGCCACCTGTACCGCTCGGCGTCGGCGCGAAGCGCCGTGGCGTAGCCGATTGCTCCGCCGTTTGTCGGCGAGCCAATGGCTTTAACCAGGTCGTTCCAGTCGCTGAGGACGGCTTGCAGTTCGCGAATTTCTTCAGTCTCGTCTGATTCTTGATGGGTCATACTTTCTACTTTCACTTCAGCAACCGGCATAGGATCGTCCGTGTAGCGCAACGTCTGGCTCAGGCCGTCGTAGTTGACTCCTCGGAATTCAGGGTCCGTATTGCGGTGCATCGCAAGCGATTTTTCGAGCACTTTCTTTATCTCAAATGCGCGCTTAAACCCGACCGGGACGAGCGCGTGACCAATTTCAAAGCTTCCGTGTGCGGAATGTCCAAGCAGCCCTTTGGCACGAATCATCAGGGCTTTAATGTTGTCTCGAAGCTCGCCGGTTGCCATGCGGCCATCGGCGTTGCGTATCTCTCCAAAACTAACAAGCATCGCTATTTCATTCAGTTGCCCAAGCCCAATGCGCGCGTACAGATCGCATGCGCGATCTACTGCGTAGGCCTGGTCAAGCGAGAGTGTGAGGTGGACTGTGGTCATGCTGCTTCCTTCATAAACACCAGCCAGTGAGTCAATCCCTTGCGCCCTGACAAGTGTCCAAATAGCGGTTGATGCGGCGTCAGCGCGAGCACGTCAGCCACGCGAACTTGTGTTTCGTTCCACTTGAAAATCAGCGTTCCGTCGGTGGACAGCACGCGAAAACACTCGGCGAAGCCGGAGCGCAGATCGTTTTTCCAGTCGCTGCCGAGCTTTCCGTACTTGGCAGCGAGCCAGCTTTTTGGGCCAGCACGGACAAGGTGCGGCGGATCGAACACCACGAGCGGAAACGATCCGTCCGGGTACGGCAGATCGCGAAAGTCGATCAGCACGTCAGGCTCGATGCGCAGCACGCGCTGGCCACTGGCGTTGCCGTGCGAGCGGTCGGTTACTGTGATCGTCTCGCTGCGGGAGTCGCCAAACACCACATCCGGGTGCTGGCGGTCAAACCACATCATGCGGCTGCCGCAGCATGGATCAAGGATGCGCTTCACGCTGCCGCCCTTTCCAAGCTGCGCTCGCTCGTCTGGCGGGCTGGAATGGCTTCGACTAGCGCGATGCGCTTCCCAATCCATGCTGCAACGGTTGTTGCCCACGAATTTCCGAGCGCCTTGTAACGCGGGCCGTCGGGACATTGGTCTGCGGGCTTACCGCGCCACGGTATGCGGGTGTAGCCGCGAGAAAATCCCTGTAGTGCCTCACATTCTTCGGGCAATAGTCGTCTCACCGCCGTTGCCGTTGCAACGCACGGCGCGGCGTCGCCCTTGCCGGTCTCGCCCGACTGCGCATTGAGCGCGTGGGCAACATCTCCCATGTCGCCGCGCCCGTTGCGGGCGATGCGTGGCTGGAAGCCGTAGGCTGTCGGGACAAAGTGGCCGGCGACAGCGCCTTCCGGACGACTGCCAGCGCCTTCCGGACGACTGCCAGCGCCGCCCGAGAAGCTGTCTCTGCAAAGCGTACCGGCTACCTCCGATACGTCCGCAACTTTGTTGATGGATACCGGCACCAGCGGCGTGCCGCGTCCCGTGCCGTCCTCGCTTGCGTCGAACCCTTCGCCGCGCAACGAGTGCGCGACAAGCATTCCGGTTTCGGCATCCTGCTGCGTAGCACTGCCAGCAGCTTTTCCGTTGGCGTTTAGCGTCCCCGCAACCTGGGCGACAAGTGTGGTTGTGCAATCGCTGTCCGGCCCCTTGCCTGCCCTGGAGGTAAGACAGGCGGGAATCAGCCCGCCGTCGCAGTCGAAATCCGTGCCGAGCCCGCCACCGCCGCGAGTGCGCGCCGCAAGTGTCGGGGCAGTGCTTTGCCCCGATTCGCGGATCGGCGCAGTATCCCCGCGCAGGCTGTCGCGCTCAAGAAGTATCGGCGGGCGACAGGCCCAGTCTCCAGTATCGAGGACAGCGAACACGCGGCGGCGCCGCTGCGCCAGTCCGAACCATTGCGCATCAAGCACTGCCCATTCGACAAGCCCGTTGTGGCCCAGCGCCACGCCCTCCGATCCCCAGCCATCTGCGGGCGCATTGAGGTGGCATCCTGCCATTGCACCAACCACGACAGCAAAGTCTTTCCCGGCATTGCTGCTGAACGCTCCTGGGACGTTTTCCCATAGAAGCCATCGTGCTCCGCAAAAATTTCTAGCTGCATTAAAAATCCTGATCTGCTCATGAAATAGGCTGGAACGCTCTCCAGAAAGTCCTTTGCGCTTACCTGCGACGGATAAATCCTGGCAAGGGCTCCCACCGCAAACCAGATCAATCGGGCCGAGTGCAGCAATCTGCGTGTCGGTGATCTGCGTTACATCGCCGAGGTTTGGTACGCCGGGGTAGTGGTGCGCCAGCACTGCGCATGGGAACGGCTCGATTTCGGCAAATGCCACGGCCTGCCAGCCGAGCGGAGACCAGGCTACGGATGCGGCCTCGATGCCGGAGAAGAGGGAGAGAAAGCGCATCACGCATCCTCCTCGTCGATCACTTTGCCAGCGCCGGCAATATGGTCTACCGCGCCAGTACTTGATCTGTGGAGCGCAACGATAGACCCCGCGCAGTACGGACAGTACTTAAAGCTATTTTCTTCAAGGCTGCCGCAATTGAAATAAAAAGCCTCACCGCATTCTGTATCCCAGTATTCGAAATCTCCGAAATCTCCGGCATTACTCGTCCATTTGCAGGTATTTGCTTGCCGATCAGCAAGCACGGCGGCGCGGGCGTAGGACTGCATATGCTTCCCTTCGTAAACGTATGTTCCGGCGGATGACATGTAGCCGGGCGGTAGCGGCGGAAGTTTGATTTCGGCTGTCATAGCGCACCTCCAATCTGAGTTGTCAAGGATTCCTTGACGGCTGGATCGACGCGGCGGAAACTGATCGCCCACACCCACGGGTTTGCATCCCATGAACCATCGCCATAAATTCCCCACCACAGGTGCGCGAAGTTTTCATTCGCCATCCTGCCGCCTTGAAGGTGAAGGCTGTTCTTCGTTCCTTCCGCTTCGGCATCCGCTTCGCTTATGTCCTGCAACCGCTCCACGCGCACATCCGTTATTTCCAGCGTGATGCGGCTGGCCCAGCGGGGCATGTAAATTGGCGGCCTCCACTTGTGCGCGGCGCACTTTGGCATCAGTGGCCTATTGTCATCGTCGATAGCCGCGTCGCCGCTTTTAAAGCCGCCAGCGAGATATGCAACGAAACCATCGTCACAGTGCGGGCAATGGTGGAAGCCTTCCTTTACCCATAGCCTGTCTCCTGTCTGACCGTAGGGGCAGTGATATTGCTGTACGTCCGGCGCAATCGGCTGCGGCTTCACGATGCGCCGCGTTTGCGTTTTCGTGCCAGCGAGAATTGCGCGGATCATGGGCGCGGAAAAGAGGATCGGATGCTCTTTCATGCTGGTACCTCGTTGTCGAACACATCCGCCAGCGACGCACAAAAGACGCGGCGTCGGGCTGGTTTAAGCACTCCCAGGCGGCATTCTGGACAGTGGATGTGATGTATCGGCTCACCATGCTTGACGCTTGCATCGCCTCGCCATCCACAGTGGCCACACTGATAGAGATGGTCTGCGGTTTTGTTCCAGCGCAGCGGCTGCTGCCACGTTGCCGAGCTGGTGCGATGGCGCGGCTGGCCCGGCCCCCACTTGTAGCCAAAACGCGCCCCCCATTTTTCGTCTGGATATTCGCCATTCCTGAAAAACTCAGTGAGCACAGCAGTCATTGCCGCCTTAGCCAGTTCGAAGCGCATGAGCCGTCGCTATTGCTCAGGGGAAGGCGTCGCGGCGTCTTTCGTGACCTGTGCCAACCGGGCGAAAATCTCGTCCAGGCTAGGCTGTGACGGCTTGTCTTGCTGGGCGCTGCTCGGCTCGAACTCCCTCTCTGTGGTGCTAATATCACCGATGGAGTACGTCACCTCTCGCGAGATTGCGGCGGCGTGGTGGTTGCTGGTGGATTGATTGATGTTTGTTTTTGAAAGCGTGCGCTGTCGCACCCATTCCATCACGTCCTGCTTTACTGCTCCGGGCCGCTCGCCGTAGTAGCTGTCGTTGTACGACAGGCACAAGACTCGTTCCATCAACGCTCTGACAGCCGCTCTGTTCAGTTCTTCGTCAGATTCATTTGGCGCATGGCTGGCAGGCTCGGCGGTGGTTGGATGGGATGGAGCTTCTGCTACCGGCCCAGGAACAATTAACAGACCAGTCACGTCCGATCCGATGTGTCTCGGATCGCGCGCAGCTCCGCTCCACGGGTTGTAGAGCCAAGCAACATTTCCATGCCATTCTCGATAGTGACTTGCGAGCGACGGGTACGGTTCCTTGGTTCCTGTCACTGGGTCGAATCGCATTTGTGCGGTTTGGTATCCAATCTCAGTCATTGCAGTCACTCCTTTCGATCAGGCGGCGAGAGGTTGTGAATGCTCTAGCTTTGCTCGCATCACGTTTCGCGCGATGGCGTCGCAGATTCCGCTGAAATCAGATTCACGGAACAGGAATGCGGCCTTGTCTTTTGCGACGTGGGAGAAGCCAAGCTCACTCAGACCTGCCACAGTTATCAACAGTGGAGCGATTCGCGTATTGATCTGGCCTAGCGTGATGCGGGCTCCGGTGTCATGTTTTGGCGCGCTGTGGACGATCGGCCCAAGCATGACGACCTGATCAGTACTTGGCGCTGGCGTGATTACAGGATTCGCCTGTGCCGCGGTTGCGGCTTCTGCCGTAGCTTGCTTCTCGGCCTTTCTGGCCGAGAGGTTTTCCAGCGCCGCCTCAGCTGCATGTTGGCGAGCCGAAATGATGGCTTGAAGATCGTCTTGTTCTTTCAGAACCAGCGTTGCGACATCGCCAAACATGGCAGGAAGCCCGGCTTCATCGATCGCGCGCATGTTGATCTGGATTCGGTCGGCTATCTCGTTCGCTGCGATCTTTGCGCGAGCTAGTTCGCTCGAAACGGCTTCGCTCATGCTGTCGATGCTCTTCTTACCCTTGATTGAGCCTACGAAATCAGCTGGAACTTTTGGCATGTATGGTTTGCCAAGTCGCTTGTTGAGCGATTCGACGTGCTCACGCAGCGCGGATGTAGCATCGATAACGATCGCTTCGCGGCGCGCTTTCTTCTCCGCTTCGACAAGTTTTTCAAGGTCGAGCCGCACACGGCGAACTTCGGCTGATACGTCGTCCATGACGCGGAATGCGGCCTCGATGCTTGCGGTCTGACTCAGTGCGTTTTCCTTCGCGGCCTTGATGCGAGATTCAACTTCTCCGCACCATTTCACGGTCTTCTCGGCGTCGGCGAAGTCGGCGTCGGTTTGCAGGTTGCGGTTGATACCACTGAGAACGGACAGCGCGTTGGTCTTGAACTCTTCAAGGTTGCTGGCGGTGACGGCGCCGGTCATCTCAATGCGCAACGCGGGCAGGGTTTCTGGGGCGCGTCCCGTTGGCGCAGGGGCGGTGGATGGTTCTGGGGTATAGGCGGCTACGTCGGCCTCGAACTGCGCCCAGCCTGCGATGATGCGCTGGCGCAGCGCGAGGTCTGGCTTGTACCAGCAATGGCGCTCCTCGATGAGCGTGTCGTCGTCGGCCCACTTGGAGGCCATGAACAGCACGCGCTCGATGGCGGGGCAGACCATGCACTGGTGCTCCAGTTGCATCTGGTACGTTGGAGCAAGAAAGTCATTGGCATTGCCGCCCTGTTGACGAATGGCGGCGCGCAGGCCAGCGTTGAGCGTCTTGTGCTCGAAGGCGGTGTCTTCGAGCATGGTCAGTCCGTCGAAGCTGGCCGAGTAACGGCCATCGTCTTCCATCCCGACTACGGGGAACAGTTCTTCTCCTATGATCTTCTCGGCAAGAGTCCGGGCCAGCGCTTCGGCGCGGTGGCCTTCATCGAAGCGGCGTTGCTGTGCCGGATCAACTTCCGGGCGAATGCCGGTGGCGTATTCGCGCACGAGATCGTCGCGGCTTTTGTACGGGCTGATGCCCATCATGGCCGGTGCGTCGCTGGCGTTGTAGTGGGCGGCGCGGTGGGCGTGCCATTCTGGCGAGCCTTGGGTGAGGTTGATGATTTTCATGGTGCGTGTCTTTTTCAGTACGGCGTCAGTTCGTTCTGGCGCTTCTCCAGAAGCGCGGAGAGTTCTTCGCGGTGCTTCGGGTTATCGACCGCGCCGATCAGCGTTTCTGCGTCATCAAGTTCGATGTGTGACGTAGCTTTGGTGATGCGATCTGCAACCTGGGCGTATGTCACCGCTTTTTCTGCGGCGGACTTTGTTTGAACGTCTGTAGCTTCTTGCGCCGATGTCGCGGGCGCGGCTTTTACCGACAGCAGCTTTGCCTTCTGCTCTTCTGTCAGCGGCGCTCCCTTAGATTCGATGAAGGAGATCAGGCGGGATGCGGGCTGCTTGCAGCTTGCAATCACGTCGCGCCACTTGTGGAAATTGGCCTCGAATTGCGCCTGGTCGTAGAAGGCGGGAACGTCAGGTCGCTGAACAACTTCGGCTGCTCCCATGTTTCGCTCTGAGACTGGGATATCCATCAATTCCTCAGCCACTGGCAGGCCGCGCAACACGTCTGGGAACACATCTCGCAGAGCGAAGGCGCGAGCACGCATTTGGCGCATGCGCTTCGGGTACTGAGTCCACGGGCCTTGTTTTCCAGACAACCCAGCGGCCTTGGCGTCGTCCATGCTGAATTGGCGCACTTGCTCAGGTTCTCCTCTGCGCTTTACCTTGCAAGTCGCGGTATGCCCGTCGTCTGACTCAATCACGTACTCGCACAGCGGAGAACTACGCACAAGGGCGATAACAGAATCTCCCCAAAGGGCTGGTCTCCCGTTTATCACAGCTATGTTCTGTAGTGCTTGAAGTGGTTTGAGCCCGATTTCTGCGCCCCATTGCATCGCCACGAGGCAGTTGCTTGGCTTTCCCTTGAAATCCTTCGGTACGAGGTCGCTGTCAGCTAGGTAGTTGCTGAACGTCAGAGCCTGCTCGAATGTTTGAGGGCTTAGGTCGAATTGCTGGCGCGTAGGCGGTGCCAGCGCGGTGGATTCAGATTGAGTTTGTTCGGTCATTTGTGCATTCCTTTCTCTTTTTCGTCCCGCTCATAGCGTTCTCCCCGCCAGTTCCCAGGCTGTACGCGCTCTGTAGCCGCATCGGAGGTAGTGAATGAAGTTGCGGATGCGCTGGACGGTCACGGCAGCACCTGCACTTCAACCTTGCAGTCCACTTTTCCTGCTCGATCGATCGCATTGCTGTATGCGTCGAATGAGTTTTGGAACAGTCCGACATACGTCTCGTACATGTCGTCAGAACTGATCTCGATCTGGTACTTGATGAGCTTCTTGACGAGCTTGGCGTCTGGCACATCAACGCATGCGGGGCTCGCATGGCGCTGGCGGAATGGGAGAACGGTTGCGCTCATGACGGCACCTTGTTGCTTTCATTGCGGGGTGGATACGGATCAATTCCTTCATCAATGGCACAGCAGACACGTCGTAGCTCGGCTTCCTGTGCATCCCATGCGGCATCCCATGCGGCATCCAATGCGGCATCCAATGCGGCAGCCCATGCGGCAGCCTGTGCGGCAGCCAATGCGGCAGCCCATGCGGCATCCCATGCGGCATCCCATGCGGCATCCCGTGCGGCATCCCGTGCGGAATCCCATGCGGCAGCCCATGCGGAATCCCATGCGGCAGCCCGTGCGTTATCTAGGTCGTTCTCCGTGGCTTCGCCGTTCGCGAACCGCTCGGCAACATCCAGAGCCGTCAAGCTACGTGGATCCTTCATCAAGTGCTGCACCTGCCGTGCGCACCAGACGCCGAACAGGCGCTTCTCACGATCGTGGCCCTTCACGGCGCGTAGGCACCACAGCGCTTCGTCGAACCCATTACTGTCTAGGATCGTGGCGATGCTGATCGGCGTGCCGTCGCCATAGCCTTTGCCCAAGTAGTGGCGTAGTTTGAGATAGCCTTCGCGCTCGCCATAACTGTTGAGGTGCATACCGCACGGGCCGTTGGCGCGGATTTGGCGCAGAGTGGTTTTCATGACGCACCTACCGTTGAATCGATGTACTCGGCATGCCGCCAAAAGCGATCCAGCGTTTCGTGTTTGCGGATGTTCAGATAAACGGTCGATGCCAGTGCGGCGCGGATCATTTGGGCGCGCTTCGTTCTTCCTGCCATCATCTCGTTCGCGAATCCCCGGCGTCGTGCATGTGCATCGCGCATGGCCTGTTCCACGGACTGCCATTCGAGTCCACCTTCCGACGCGATATCGGAGGCCAGCTCGTTGAGATATGCAACAACGTCCGCTGGTAGCTCAATCGTGCTCATGACGGCACCCTCATCAGATTTCCGAACCCGTCATCGACGCTGTAGCCGGTCATACGCAGCGCTTCTCTCTCAGCGTATCTTTTCAACTCTGATGTCGCGCTCGTGTACCAATAGCGGCGATCGTCGTGGTCTCTCCACGTCCAAAACGCTGCGTTGTAGATGCGCTCATCGCAGGCTATTAGATAGTCGGGGTCGCTCATACAGACCTCCGCTGCGATGCAGGAGCCACGCTGTTCCAGATCGCGCAGTCAGGATCGATTTCGGATTGCATCTCGCGCAGTTCTGCGAGCGATTTGCGTCCGGCTCTGTATGCGTTACCGTCATCTGAGAACTCGTGCAGCCAGTCGTGGCGCTCAAGCTTCGCGCGGTACTCTCCAATGCGCTCTTGCTCCACAGCTTCAATGTCTGCCAGCACGTCGCGAGCGTTCTCGCTGATGCGCGCAAGACTCGCGGATGCCGATGTAAATTCATTCAAGAACATTTCTTCTCCTTGAACCGTTGCCAACCGACTGAGGCCGCGCTCCTGCACATCTGCAGGCCGCTTGCCCGGATGTCACTTGGTAGCGAGTCAGCTAACTCCTCACCGACTGGTCGCTATCCAGCACCACGGCTTACCAAGTGACTGCGGACATGCCCGGTTTTTGCCCGCGCCGCCTCATTCGGCTCTTGAGAATCGAGAAAGAAGGCGGCCGGTGCTGATCTCCGGCTTGCAGAGCGGTCACCAATAGACTTCCCTGTCTCTGCGTGTCCGCATCACTTCGCATCAGCTTGCGCATTCACCTTCTCTCTCGACTCTCACTCACGAAAGCGATCAAGGCGGGCCGGTGGTGACCCACCAGCGGCCCTAGCGGCTTTTTTCTTCAATGCCTTGGTTAAAGGCACCGCTCTGACGGAAATGCCTTACGCACAAACTGGTCGGTGAATGTGCGCGGTAACCCGCCTTGATCGCTCTCTATTCACAGATCGGATGGATGGGCGGGCCGGGCTTGATACCGGCTGCCAGTAAGACTGCCTGGCGTGGCTACGCGCACTTCTAGACCCCATGCGTTTCCATCAACGTCGCCGCCCATCCATCCGATCTGTTTGAAGTGCGTTTTGAGCGGCTGGCCAGACTCGACACTGGCTCCGGCGTTATCCGTTGAACGGCGGTATTCGATGCGACTACATCAACGGGGTCTGTCGCACACTCACCAACGGCCAGTCCTTCCAAGCGTGTCCTTCCACGCCGCAGCCGCTCAAAACGCACTTCACTTGCAGACTGAATTGATGGGCGGGCCTTGCGCTACCAAGGCAGTACGCTAAAGTTCTGGCGAAGCTACGGTTCGCGGCCAGCGATGCGTACAAGCACGAAGACAGTTCCTGAAACTAGTAATAGGAACTGCCGCGGCGAAGGTGAATGCGAAACGAGAGTACGCAAAGAGCTTCGCGATCGCTGTCCCGTTCATTTATACGTGCCGGGTCGCTTGTCCCTTCCGCCCATCAATTCAGTCTGCTATGTTAAAGAACCTTCAGGCTTCGCTCGATGGCTTGCCCTGCTTGTCTCAACCCACGTCGCAGCACTGCTGCTTCCCCTTCCCACTGCTTCCTGTTCGGGTTCGCGCCGCGTATCGCTCGGCGCTTGGGGTTTCGGTGTTGATTTGGTGAAGTGTAGCGTAACGCGAAATAATGTCAATAGCGAAATGCTATGTTTTCAATTTTCTCCTGTTCTTGGCGCAAAAAAGCCCGCTCGAGGCGGGCTCTTGGCAGTGCAGACGTGTGCGCGTGGTTGTTACAAAAGTGTACGTTGTTGTTACAAAAAAAAGTTACAAGACTGCATCTCCGTGCTAGGATCAGAACCTATCAATGTGATAGCTACAACAAACAGTGATTCAACCGTCGGCTCGACAACTGGAAGTGTTCATTCGGGCCAATGCTGTCGATTCGGACAATGTTGTTCTGACCGAACACGCCAAGGCGCGGATGAGGCAGCGCCGCATTACGCCGATGATGCTGATGGAAACACTGACCCTTGGCGTGATGGCGCGGCCGCCCGAGCCTGACATGCGGCATCCAGGCGTGAAATGCGAGATGAGACGCGTCGTGGCCGGGGTGAGCGTCGCGGCCGTTGTGTATGTCGAATACCCTCAACCGTCTCTTGTCGTGGTGACGGTGATCGACGTTCGTGAAGGATGATGAGTATGTACCACTATACCGAGTGCGGTCTGCGCAATGTGTGGCTCGCCAACGGCTATGAGATACGTGACACCCCATTTGGGAAAGGGGTTTCGATTCACAACGTCGAGGGGTTGACGGCGGTGATTTGCAATGCCCTGACAAAGAAACCTATCCCGGTGACGGGAGCGGAACTGCGGTTTCTGCGCAATAGCGGGCTGCTCTTGTCTCAACCGGCTCTGGGTAATTTGATCGGTGTTGATGGGCAATCGGTAGCCCGGTGGGAGAAGTCTGGCCGTGTCCCAAAATGGGCCGACAAATTGATTCGGCTGCTGTACTTGGAGCACGCAAACGGAAATGTGCGCCTGCGCAGTGCGTTCGAGACGATTCGGGTCGTCGAGCGGGCGATGAACGGGCCACATCCGACCGCTCGAGTTGTCGTCGAGACCAATGGCGAACACTGGGAGTCTCGCGTCGAAGATTTGACTGAAGCCTGATTAATAAGGCTGGTATTCAGCCCCTTCCACCCATCTACTCTGCCAGTGCTCCAAGTATTCACCGGCCAGGGCAGGGCAGTCTGAGATGACGATCACGTTCTCGCTGTTCTTCCCGGCTGCTGATCGTGTGTAATTGAATGATCCAGTCTCAACCGTGCGGCCATCGATAACGATGTACTTGTCGTGATGGATCGGGTACGCGCTGACTGAACGCACAGGAATTCCGGCGTTCACGAGCCTATTTAGTGAAGCGGTAGCTGTCCTGCCTTTATTTCCTTTTTCATCGGCCACAACCTGAACATCAACGCCCCTTTCCTTGGCGTCAACAAGCCCTTGAACAACGTCCGGTGACGTGAACGTGTATGCCGCCAGGCGTATCGAATGGTGAGCAGATTCGATGTTTTTCAGCACCAGTTCAGCAGCCGATCCTTCCGGGCTGAAGCCTGCCTGGATAGCGCATGTTGCTTGTGTCTGCGCAGTGACAGATGACGCTGCGAGTAGCGCAACTGATGTCAGAATGATAGTTTTATATGTCAATATGATCCGCTTCGCATTATTGGCGCAGTCATTCTTAAAATCAATGACTATAGACCTTTATTTTTTTTGGTCTTATTCTCGGCTACACAATCATCAAAATTTGAAAATTCATATTTAAGTGTAAAATATCCGATGCCAATATTTTTGGATTTAACGTTAATTGCTATTGAGCTAATATCGTCCGGCAATACAGATCCTTCATCTTTGTCCCAGAATTTAGATAATACGCGATTCTTTTGCAATAACTGAAGCATCCAAAACTCATTGGAATTGCTTCTGTCATTTGCGTAGTCAAATTTTTTTCCTTTACCGTATTTTACTGAGATTGCGCTATCAAGCTCATCAAACGCCTCTCGTATTTCTGCTCCTGAGTCCCCTGAGCGAATATCCTTGCCTATCGCTCCAATGCTGCAAAGTCCGCTTTTTTCAGAAAATTGGAATGTATATATATCGAAGTCAGGATGCGGTATTGGAACTGTGCTAGATGTTGCGAACTCAGGCCGATCCTCAGTTATTTCTAGTTTCGGAATAATTTTCAGCACCTGTTCGCGCGTAAGCCCAATTTTTAATCCGAATGGCCCGTCATATTTTGTTTGTGCTGTGAATTTTGATGTTTGTGCGTGTTTGTCTGTAGGCACTGTTTCTTTGGTTGAAGCAAGCGCTGTTTCCAAATTTTGTGTTGATTTGTCGCATCCAACGATAAATACAGCCACTAGCACATATGATATGGTTACTAATTTAACAGCTTTCATTGCTATTCATCCTCCCATTTACCGATCACGGTTCCAAGCACCGTGAACGGGTCGCGGATCGGCTCATGCGATGGATTCAAGGCATGCAACCAGCGTCGCCCGTCCTCTTCCTTGTAGACCTTGAATGTTGCTTCAGGCGATCCCTCGAGCCGGGAGATGATCCGTTGACCGTTTGATGGTGATCGTTTCTCTGGGTCTACGAAAATGATCGACCCGGCAGGGTAGCTGCGCATATTTCCGTGCGGTGCCGCCATGCTGTCTCCTTTGCCCCGCAGCGCGTATGTTGAGGCGCTGTGAGGGCGGACGCATGGATACCATTCTTCTGCATCACCAGGATGTAAGTTGTTCACTGCTTCGTCCAAGTGTCCAGTTACTATCCACGAGATTTGTTTAGAAACGTGATTTTATTCGCTTACGAGGAACTTCATGTGCGCAGTAGTACATCCATGAAACTTCTTCATGTTTGTATTCAAAAATTTCTGAGTCGTTGTAACTCCCAAAAGTGTAGCGCTTATTTCTCTTCGACAGTAGACGCTTAATCATTGGTTCGCCTTCTTTGGGTTGAACAAGTACTACATCCTCAATATCTATTGGAGCGTTTGGTTCGACCAATGCGAAATTTCCGCTTTCGTACTTCGGGTACATGCTTGGACCTTTGATCTCAAACAGAAACGCTCCAGGATCACTGGTGCCTAGTTCCGCATATTCTCCGGTAGTGTCAGCATGTTGGTTACCGCTATCTTGAGCGCGGTCTGGTCTTAATCCGCCAGAAGCCAAGCCATGGACAACATAGACACGTCGCATCGAAAGTGATGCAGAAGTATCTTCCGCGTCACTGTGATCAACATCCATCCAGCCTGGATGCTTGCCAGCTGCGGCTTCGATCTTGCGGGCGGTGTCTTTCCTCATCCCCCTCGGTTTCCCTGTCTTCGAGTCTTTGGCTCCGTCGCGCAGGTTTGTGAACTGAGCGGTAGACATGTGCAAAGAAGCGGCGGCTGCTGTTGGGCCGCCTGCCTCGGATTCGATGATTTTCAGGTTATCGCGCCTGATGTCGTCTATGTCACGCATAAGGTAAGTCGATTTCATAGCAAAACGCGAAATATGTATATGCGCGTAACGCTTGACAATGTTTTCGCGTTACGCTAAAGTATCTGCATGTCTGAAAGTCTGCATGAGTTCCTTAGGCGCAACGGGAGAGGGACAGCATCGAGACTGGCGCTCTATCTCAAGGCTCCTCAGTCGGTGATTTCTGACTGGGCGAGCCGTAAGCGCCCAGTTCCTGCTAAACGCTGCCATGCAATTGAGCGATTCACGGGATACGCCGTCACGCGCTGCGACCTTCGGCCGGACGACTGGCATCTGATATGGCCAGAGCTTGCCGCCAACGACCATGCGGAGAAGAGAGAGGGCGCATAGATGAAAGCGTTTCTGATCACAACCGTCATTTGGATGCTGATGAAAACCGGCACTCAGATGGCAATGCTCTTGGGGGCGACTTTCCGAGATAGCAAGCCCAACCCGAAGGGTTCTCAACTGGTGACAACCCTGATTTACGGAGCTTTCGCTGGCTGGGCGCTCTACCTGTTGATCGGTGGAGCAGGCCATGCGTGATCTTTCCAAGCTCCTTTGGCGCGGCCAGCAGCAAAGCGCACCACAAGGTTTGGACGCGCGGCGGACGATTTGGATCGGGCCTGACGCCCGTATCAAGGGATGCCCGCTCCTTTCGCTGATGAGTCTGTGGTGGCCGTCATCGTAAGCCGAAGGGAGCGGGCGCCATTGAGTGATGAGTTTGTTCGTCACCAAGGCAGTCTAGTTTTTTTGCCCCCCGCTGATATGACAACAGATGTCAACGCGAGTTGCTAGGACTTGACCATGTCGCAATTGACCCTGAACTTCGAACCGACGATGCCAGAGCGTTTCAAAACGTTGCGTGAGTACGTGGCGTTTCTGTCGATGTCCACGACAAAGTTGGCCAAGACTCAGGCGTCCGACATGGATATTTCTCCTTCCACACTGGCTCGAAAGCTCAATCCAGCAGATGGAGATACCCAACGGTTCAACCTTGACGACTTGGAGGCGTGGCTGTCCAGCACCGGAGAAGCTGAGCGCGTGCTGGCGTATCTTGGGGCGAAGTTCCTAGACAGCGACGACAGCAAAAAAGCTCGCCTGCTATCGAAAGCACAAACGCTGATGTCTGAACTTACGCTGGTGCTTCCGGCTCTACGGGAGTCCGCATGACACTTGGTTTTGATGTCTGCCGCTGCCACGGGTCAGACCCAGATATGGGGCCATGCCAAAAGAGCAGTCAGTGCCTGCGACACCTTTCTCTTCACGATCTCGCAGTGTCTGAGTGGACGCCGCAGTCTCAGAGATTGTGCCGTGATGATGAGTATTCATCGTTCATCCCAGTCAAACAGCAGGAGGACGCATGGAGTTGATATTCAACACTTCCCGCAGCTATCCAGACTGTTTTGATTCATACGATGACTATGAGCGGTGGCGTTCGTTTGCGCTCAGATCGGGCGAGCGATGCACGCCGTGCGATGACTGTGATCGAAAGTACCAGAGGCGCATGCAAGCACAAGCTCGTTGCGATCCTGATCTTGTAGCAAAGCGCTTCTTGATCAACCCGAGGAGCGAGCCAAATGACTGAGGAGCAGCTTGAGGGCTTGATATCACGTCGAAGCGCCGATGTTCTTCGTCTTCAGGCGTACTCAGACGATAAGGCCATAACGGCAGGTGAGAGCCTCCGATGGAAGTCTGAAGCTCGACGCGCCGCCGTAGATGTGGCTGAGCTGATATCCATGCGGCCGCCTAGTACAGCTAAATCACAACGGGCTGCTTCCTCATGAACGAAACACAGCCTTCTCCGCTGACGCCTCCTGACTGTGACCTAACGGATTTTGCATACATGGAGCTTGATGTGCGCAGGCTTCGTGATTCAAAGTTTGCATCAACACCAAGTGGTGATGCGTTTCGAGCTGGTGTGCTGCTTTGGTGTGCGGCATGGCATCAGGTTCCTTCCGCATCGTTGCCTAACGATGATGTTGAGCTGGCAAGCCTTGCAGGGTACGGGAGGATGCCGTTTTCGGTCAAGGAGTGGAAGAAGGTTCGCGCTGAGGCGTTGAGCGGATTCATTCTGTGTTCTGACGGGCGCCTCTACCACAGTGTCATTGCGGAGAAGGCGGTTTCTGCATTCAATGCTAAGCAGAAGCACGCTTACGGGAAGTTCCTCGACCGCCTTCGCAAAGAGAACAAGGCGCGTGAGCGCGATGGAAAGACGCTATTCGGAATTCCAACGATGGAGCAGTGGAATTCCGGCGACTACCCGCATGGAATTCCACCTTCTGATGAGCGATTTCCGCCGGAAAACGCTTCAGTTTCCAGCGGAAACGATGCATGTACACAAAGGAAACGCGAGCGTATTCCGGATGAAAACGATAGCAAAACAAGCGATTTCCGGCGGAAAACGCAAACGAATCCAGCGGAAAACGCTCTTATAGGGAACGGAACAGAACAGAACATTTATTCCGTTCCTATCGGAACGGGCGGCGCTGCCGCCGGAAAGCAGCCCGCCGACATGACGAAGGATGAGCTTTGGAGAGCAGGGAAGTCCCTGCTGAGCCAGTCCGGTCTTCCTGCTGCGCAGTGCGGTTCCTTCGTTGGGAAGCTCGTCAAGGACTACGGTGACGAGATCGTTGTCGATGCCGTTCGATCTGCTGTTGTGGCGCGCCCAGCTGACCCGGTTGAGTACCTCAAGGCCACATGCATGCGCTCCGCTGGCCAGCGTGCGTCAAAGCCTACTGGGCGGCATTCCGGATTCGAAAAACTCAACTATCGGGAAGGGATTACCGAAGATGGCCTCATCGTTTGACAACGTGGCGCAGACCATACGCGAGCAGCTTGGCGAGCGCACAAAAACATGCAGCACTCATGGAACATACCTCTCGAACGGCATGCGATACATGGGACGACGCGAGATTTGGACGCCATGCCCGGAATGTGAGGAGGAGCGGCTTGCAGCAGAGCGTCAGGCTGATGCGAAACGTCGAGCTGATATTGCGCGCCAGTCGCTGTTCGACGCGATCGGACAGGCGGCCATCCCGCAGAGATTCATCGGTCGGTCTTTGGAAAATTTTCACGCCGACACTGAGCCGCAGCGTTTCGCGTTGCGTGTCTCGCGCGAGTTCGCAGACAACTTCGCACTTCATGCGAAGCGCGGAGACAACTTGATTTTTTCTGGCCTTCCAGGAACCGGGAAAAGCCATCTTGCGACAGCCATTTTGCAGGCGATCATGCCGGACAACGTTGGGATGTACGTTACATGCATGGGCGTCATTCGCTCCGTGCGTGGAACGTGGCGCAAGGACTCAGAACGTAGCGAAACAGAGGTATTGAGGGCTCTTTCCGATGTCCCGTTGCTTGTAATCGATGAGATCGGTGTCCAGTACGGAACTGATGGCGAGCAGACCATTCTGTTCGATTTGCTGGATCGCAGGTACCGCGATATGCGACCGACCATCCTTCTGACAAACCAGGACAAGCGCGGTCTGAAGGAATTAATCGGAGAGCGAAGCTTTGACCGCCTGGTCGAAACGTCGAAGTGGGTTGCGTTCGACTGGCCGAGCCACCGTGCGCAGGCGCGAAAGGAGATCGCAGCATGACAACCATTGCGATTCGTATCCCTGAAATTGAGGAGACGCCTCTGTCAAGCGAAGAAATCATCATCGCAATACGAGATGGCGTCGAGCCCGCGCTTGGATGCCAGTGCCGAGTTCCTGTGCTTACTCCACGCTCAGACTGGGATCCAGTGATTGGGGAGCAGGAATGACCGAATCAAAAATCTTGGCGAAAGTTGACTGGGAGTGGCATCACTTGGCAATGATGTTCATGGCTCTGTACTACAGCGAGCCATCGTACTTAGCCTACAAATACAAATCTGGCAGCCCGTTTCCTAACTCCAGAAGAACCGCAGTCATGGCGCGCGCGAATGCGGTGGTTCAGTTCGACAGGGTTATCTGCGGCGAAAAAGAACGGTGGATGGTTCCTGCATGAAAGCGATGCTGATCAAGACGCATGCGGGCCTGCGCGGAGCCACGCCAGACGATCAACAAGCATGGGCAAAGTTCCGCCGCCGGCTCGAAACCATGAAGCCAGGGAAGTGGCTGCGCTTCGAGTGGAAAAGCCCGCGAAACGGCGCGCACCATCGAAAATTTTTCGCGTTACTGCAACTTGTGGCAGAGAACAGCGAAATCTACGACACGCCAGAAAAGGCGCTGGTTGCCGTGAAACTGGCTGCTGGCTTTTTCGACCCGTTTATCGACCCGCGTTCCGGCGAAATCGTTCCGGTTACTCACAGCGTCAGCTACGAGTCCATGGAGCAGGAGGTTTTCGAGCGGTTCTACTCCGCCGCCCTTGATGGCGTGCTGCGGGTAATTCTTCCGGCGATGCCGCGCGAAACGGCAGACCGCCTGCTGGACATGATCGTTGAAGGATGGGTAGCGGAGGCCCCAAGATGAGATTGATCGCATCAATTCTGAATCGCGTCGGTGTTCTTTTCTTTCTCGTAACGTGGATTGCTGGAATCGTTCTGGCGAGCGGGTTTTGGTCTACCACGATTTCTGTGGTGTTTCCGTTCTGGTCGTGGTATCTGCTCGTTGAGCGGTTGATGAAAATGCTTGGGTTGATTTGATGAAGCCGCGTGAGTGCTCCAACTGCGGTAAGTTGTTTCAGCCACTGCGCGCTATGCAGTCTGTTTGCAGCCCGCGCTGCGCTGCATGGCTTGTCAAAGCGAAGAATGCACAAGGCAAGCGTGAACTGCGCGAGCGCAAGGCGGCACTCAAGTCGGTGCCTCAGTTGATCAAGCTGGCTCAGGCTGCATTCAATGCCTACATCCGTGAGCGCGACCGGCAGGCTGGCCATTCGTGCATCTCATGCGGCCGGCCACTGAACTGGGGAGAGGATGGTATCCGAGCGCACCAAGTGGATGCTGGCCACTATCGCAGCACCGGTAGCGCTCCACATCTCCGATTCGAAAAAGCGAACTGCCACGCTCAATGCGTCTCCTGCAACCGTCATGGCTCTGGTAGAGCGGTCGATTACAGGATAGGGCTGATCAAGCGTATCGGTATCGCAGAAGTCGAGCGACTTGAAGAGGACAACAGTGTCCGCAAGTGGCAGAGGGACGAGCTGGTAGCGATCCGTGAAACCTATCGCGTCAAGCTTCGCGAACTGAGGATGGAATCCTTATGACATTCAAATTCCAGCGCGATACCTGCGACTATTGCAAGTCAGCTAAGGCTGATCCGAGCTGGCCTTTGTATCGATCACAGTGCAAGGGATGCGCCATTCGTGCACTGGCCAACAGCCCGTCGTTTCATCAGTCAAGCGTTGATGGTGCTCTTACGCAAACGTATCGCGATGCGCTTTCACTTGTATTCGGAGATGGATGGAGTGCCGCTCACAAGCAGATCAAGAAAGAGCACGAACGTATCAAGGAACTTCGTCATAAAGGTGCGGCGAAGTGACGGTACTCGACAGCCACCTCTACAGGAACCCGCTTGATGTTCTTCTGCGAGAAGAGGCGAAGACCTGCCGCGGCTGCGTCCATCGTGTGCGTTGGCAGGCGTTCGGAATCCCCGTCACAGCCTGCTCGAAGCCAAACGAAACCGGGAAACCACGCAAGAACGGTAGGCGCTGCAAGGACTACAAGGAGGAGCAAGATGTATCGCGTACCTGACGGCATTCACTACGAACTGCTGAACTGGGCTAGGTGGTGCTGGATCGGATCGTGGCCGCATCCGCTGCCGCCGACACGCTGCGGGTCAGCAGAGCGAGATTACAGAGTCCCGCCTGATTCTGTTTTGGATATGGTCGATCCGCCGCCGCCGCCACCTATTCGCCCAAACGCACAAAGAGCCATGCGAGTACAGGAGGTGTGGAAATCGCTGCCATACAAGCCGCGCTTGGTGCTAAAGGCAGAATACCCTTGTCACAAAGATCATTCAGCGCGCGTTGACGCGGCTCGATTCTTGGGTATGGTTTTGCGAGAGTATGAAACACACCTGAGTTATGCCGTAGGGTGCGTAGAGAAGGAGTTCGCAGATGCTCTATGTGTCTGAGATATCCGACCTGATGGCTGCGTACCCAGGGCGCGATTTCAAGATGGCGGAGATCGTCCGCTACGTGGCTGGCGGAAAACGCGTCAATGCACGAACAAGGCACGCGATTCGTGTTTCCGCCCTGCGTGCTTTGCAGGGGTTGCGCGATGAAGGATTCGTTCTTGTACGTCCTCCAAGAGCAGCACGTGGCGGGTTCGCGCTGTACAGGTGGAGGCCGTGACGTTTGCGAAATGCGGATACAGCGCCAGAACCGTGAAACTGTCCTTTCATTGCCCACAGGGATACCCACAGACTCATCCCCAGATTCTGTTGATAACCTGCACTACGCTTAAGTTACCTTAGCCTGAACATGCTTGCTGAGCGCGTTTGGAGCGGATTCGATCTGGCCGAGCTTTGATGCGCGACGTTGTAATCGAGTCAACTCGCCACGCCTCAAGCACGTGGGGTGTGTTTGGCTACCCAATCGCGCATCACGTCGTTGATTTTTGTTTGCCAGCCGCGCCCTGTAGCGCCAGCAAAAATACGTGCGAACCGTTACACTCTGCCCGCCCTGCGAAAAAGGCGGGGCCGGGATTGGCGTCCCGATGCACTCTGCGGCGAAAGCCGCAACTGATACCCCCGCAGTCCCTGCGGCTTTCGCCGTTCGTGCCTCCTTTTTGGTGGCCCGGACGGGGAGCCGCAAGGCTCGCCGGTTCTCGCAGAGTGCCCGGTACGCCAACCCGTTCGGGCTGCCGCCCCTACATGGGCGGTTGCTGGAAAACAGAACCGAGGGAGACATCTTGTTAAATCGATATTTACCACGCGATCCGCGCGTGGCGTGTACTGCCGCTCAGGCGCTTCATTTAGCTTGTCGTGTAGGAGCCTCTCATGGCTAACGTCACAACCACCGGCGCGGCCGCTCCAGTCAATCCTTTCCAATTTGGACGCCACTCTGTCCGCGTCATCATTCGCGATGACGATCCATGGTTCGTAGCCAAGGACGTTTGCGACGCCCTTGGCTACATGAACTCTCGCGGCGCACTGGCAGATCATCTTGACCCAGACGAAAAGGGTGTAGTCAACGCCGACACCCTTGGAGGACAGCAGAAAATGCAGGTCATCAACGAGTCCGGGCTGTATGCACTGGTGCTGCGTTCTCGCAAGCCACAGGCGCGCCAGTTCGCCAAGTGGGTCACTGGTGAAGTATTGCCAAGCATTCGTAAGTCCGGAAGCTATAGAAAGCCTGGAACAGCGCATGAGTTCCGACCAGGTGATCACCTGATTGAAGCAAAACGCAAGTTCCTGCAGCTGATCAACAAGCTTCCAGACGGGCCAGGATTCGAGATTGGAGATTCCGAAATGCGCGAGCTGGCTGATGGCTATCTTGCCTATGCGCTCAGTATGCGCCGCTGGTTGGTCAGCTTTGATCACATGGGCCGGATGCAGCAGTCGCCAGTGCCTGACGACGCCTTTGTTTTTTCGCGTGCTGAACTGCAAAACCTGATCCGCGACAACGACGCAAGGTTAGACGATCAACAGTTGGTACAGATTGTTGTCGCTTGCGTTGAGCGGCTCGCCGCCAATGTTCGTGCGGCAAATGAAGTTGTCAACATTGTGCGTAGGCAAGGACGTAGCGGGCGAGTCGGGGATGTAGCGTAACGAACAAGCTTGTCCCCAGAAGCTTGTCCCCAGCGCAACAACTTCATGTATCACTTTTCTTGCAAAGTGACACTAAAACTGTCACATTTCACCTAGGAGAGGCGCGCCCTGAAAAATCGCGCTGTCAAACAAAGCTCATCTGCTACGTGTAGAAGGAGTATCTGGAGCCCGCCACGGTGTAGATCGTTGCGGGCTTCTTGTTTCATTCAGGGTCGGCAAGCGCTTCCAGTGCAAACTGGACGACGTATGGCGCTTCCCGATATGTCGGGTGATCGACTGGTTGGCAGTGGTAGCGCATCATGCGTTCCGGGACGCCGATGGCATGGGCAGCACCGCGCTGGGACAGGCCAGAGCGCTCGATGAGTTGGCGCAGGTACTGAGGATCAGGGTTGTGCTTCTCGGCGTCTGGTTTTGTCATGTCGGAATCATACGAAACAAAGCCCAGCCTGTTTTCTACGGCTGGGCTTTGGCTTGTTCGGCTGGTCGCTATCTGGCGATCTTGGCGACTTCAACTCCAAGGCGCCAAAGGGCGCGGTTCAAGACATCGCTTTGATCAATGCCCTTGACTGCGCGAGTCGTTCGGCGTTGCATACGACCGTATTCGTCACGCTTGGCACCGTACAGGCCGCCCTTGATGATGTTTTCCTGAATGCGGTTGAACACCGTCCATGCGTCTGAGCCTTCGTCAGCCGCGCGGCGCTGGCGCAGAACCTGATCGGCTCGAACCGGCTTGTCTTCTCCATCGAATCGAGCCTCGATGGCGGCGTTTGCGAAGGCAATCTGAAGCGGCTCTGGCAGTGATATTGACTTCATGAGGTCTACATCTTCTTCCACCCGGTCGAAGTCGTCGATGATGCGGCAGGCACCATCAATGACGTCTCCGATGACGTTCCCAGAGTGGCGGAATTTCTGCACGGTGTCTTCTCGGCCTACGGTCAGGCCATTGGAGCACACCAGGCGAAACATGCCAGCCGACAGCTTGTAGGCGCTACTGCCGTCGTGGCTGTTCATCAGAATAACCTCTCGCGCCTCTGTGGCCGCGAGTTGGTCTTCGCGGCGAAAGCGAATCAGGTGTTTGGCGTGACCGCCGCGGCTTTCGTCACGAGTGCCAGACTGTTGCGCCTTGACGGGCAGAAACCCGGCCTTGCGCATGCCATCGATCAGAGAGATCGTCGGAATGTAGGTGTAGCGGGCGCTGCGTGAGTCGTGTGCGTCTTCAGCGAAGGCCGCAGGAACTGCCTTGCGCAGCTGATCATCTGTGAGCGCGCTGGCAAAGCCGATTCCGCCGCGTTGAATGCGGTGGGCGGACGGGGAGAAACGGGAAAATGTAGAAGCGAGCATCGGAAATCTCCGGTTGGTTGCGCCGCGCCGGTATTGGCTGGCTGAAGTAATTGTAATTAAAAAAATGCAAATTATGAAATACCATACTAAATTACACGGTATTTCATAATATTGAAAACATTAAGATTGATTCATATTGTGATATTTTGATGTATCATAATAGTCGTTTCTATTGAAATGATGCCATGAAAGCCTTGACAATTCGCCAGCCGTGGGCAGATGCAATAGCGATCGGCGATAAGTGGATCGAATTTCGGCCTAAGCCTACATCTCACAGAGGCGATCTACTGATTTGTTCGTCGCGGTCTGGTCCTGACTATTTTTGCAACATCGATGGTTCTGAGCGGATGCTTCCGAAAGGAGTCATGCTGTGTGTGGTGAAGATCGCAAGCTGTCGCCGAATGACAGAGGATGATCTTGCGCACTCTGGGGCTCCGAGAAATGTTTCGGGATGGTTTGCTTGGGAGTTCGAAGACTACATAGACGAGGTTGCCCCTAAGTCTGTTATTGGTCGTGTTGGATTTTTCAATGTTCCAGACAACGAAATAGAGCTTTTGCCAGACGGGAAATTCTGGTTTGATGTTCTATAAATAGTTTTCGTTTCATTAACCGGATGCTTAGGCATCCTTTTTTTTGGGAGTTCATCATGGCAACTCGTTCACAAATTTCTGCGGCAGTGGCGCAACGAGAATTTGGTTCGCTTTCTCGATCGCGGCAACGTCTATACCGTCGGGCTGCTGGTGGCGCAAGCGATCGGCGAAGCAATGCAGCTCGGCACATGGCTGGTATGAGGGCGGCTGGCGGCGCTGGTTCTGCTGGTGGGTAATAGATCATGGCTACTCGTTCTCGTATTACAGCATCACTCGCAAGTAGGCAATTCCAGTCGTTGCCACCTGTCGGACAGAGAATATATTCACGCGCTGCGGCAAGAGAATTTAACGCAGCAGGTGTTCGTCTCAGCAATGCTGCTCGACATACTGCAGGGATGAGGGCTGCTGCTTCGTCTGGCGTTGCTGGTGGCTGAATCCCTGTTCGCCGCAATCAAGAGGCAATCCCTCCTGACGGATACGGTTATCGTCAGTCACTCTGGCGGCAAGGATTCGATTGTCACGCTCGATCTTTGCTGCCAGTATTTCAAGGCCGTGCATGCCTTCTTCATGTACCAGGTTCCAGGGCTTAGCTTTCAGGAGGCTGCTCTTCGCTGGGCTGAGGAACGGTACGGGATTGAGATTTACCGCATCCCGCACTTTGAGCTTTCTGACTTCTACCGGCGAGGCGTGTACTGCAAGCCAGATAGCAGAGTTCAAAAGGTAACTATTTCCGACGTTTACGCGCATGTCCGCCATGCTTTCGGCGCTTGGTGGATTTCAGCTGGAGAGCGTGCTGCCGATAGCTTGGTGCGCAACGCGATGATCAAGCGCAGCGGCTCGATTGACGAAAAGCGCGGGAGGTTCTTCCCGCTGGCGTACTGGCGCAAAGAGCATGTCATGCGCTATATCGACGCCCGCAGACTCAAGATCAGCCATGAGTCGAGCATTATTGGCCACTCATTCAGAAGCTTGGGCGCGAAAGACCTGCTGAGTATCAAGAAGCATTATCCAGATGACTACGAAAGAATCGTCTCGGCGTTCCCTGAGTGCGGCGCGGCAATCTCCCGCGAGCGGCTCTACGGGAAAGACTGCACTTCAGAAGTTCGTGATGGAGACGTGGCGCCGCAGTCAGATCAAAGAGCACCCACAGAATCCGCGGCACATCACTGAGGCGGCGCGCGCCAAGTTGCGCCGCAAGATGAAAGATGTCGGCTTGCTGCAGCCGCTGATCGTCAACAGGCGAACTGGCTATCTGTTGGGTGGGCACCAGCGCCTTGGCGTGATGGACAGCCTGGAACGCTACATCGAAGGCAAGAACGACTACAGCCTGGATGTGGCTGTTGTTGACCTTCCGGAGAAGGATGAGCTGGCGATGCTGGTTTTTCTGAATAACCAAAGCGCTCAAGGGGCATGGGATACCGACCTGCTGTCAGAGATCGGCGCTGGAGACGTGAGTTTCGAGGATATGGGCTTTGATCGGATCGACATTGATCTGATGTTCGACGGAGAACTGTCAGACGGGGCGATCCTCAAGGATGCCCCAGAAACATTGGAAACCAAGGATAGCCTTGAAGAGATCAAGCAAGCGCGCAAAGACGCGCAAAAGAAGATGAACAAGACAAACAGCGTCGATTACTACGTGACAGTGGTTTGCAAAGATCAGGGAGAGAAGGCGAAGCTGATGAAGCACCTCGGCATCCCGAAGGGCGAGATTTACATCAGCCCAGCTGAGATTTTTGCGCTGAGGCGGTAATGGCTACTGATTGGGCGAAGGTCAAGCTTGCCTATATCAACAGCAGCAAGACGCTGCGTGAGGTTGCTGAGGAATTCACGATCAAAGCGGCTGGCGTGATGCGCAGAGCCGCGAAGGAAGGATGGGATGCCGAGCGTAAGCGACTGTCAGCTAGTGTAAGCAAAACGGCCCAAGAGTCTCTTGTTTTTGATCGCGCCGCAGAGTTGGCGCGCTTCAATTCCGATGATTTGAAAATCGCGAGGGCGCTCAGGCAGAAGGCCGTTCACTTGCTTCAGGGGGCGGAAGTTTCAGCAGCCGATTTGAGATCGCTTTCTTCAACGTTCGAGTCAGCGCGCGGACTTGGATTGGCCGCGCTTGGAATGGTTATTGACAGTTCTGGTGGAGATTCACTTCCTGAAGATTACGTGTTGAGAAACGATGAATCCGCTCCAGACCGGCCAGTTCTCTGATGGCCGAGTAGACCTGACGCCGAAGCAGGCGAACATCTATGTTTGGGGTTGGCAGCCTGAGGCTAGGTTCAGGGACGCTGTGTGCGGGAGGCGCTTCGGTAAAACCTTTCTTGGGAAGGCTGAGATGCGTAGGGCGGCGCGCCTGGCGTCCAAGTGGAAGGTAAGCGTCGAAGACGAGATCTGGTATGCGGCGCCGACGTTCAAGCAGGCAAAGCGTGTTTTCTGGCGCAGGTTGAAGCAAGCGATTCCGCCGTCATGGCGTGCAGGCAAGCCGAATGAAACAGAGTGCTCGATCACGCTTCGAAGCGGGCACATCATCCGAATTGTTGGGCTGGATGCTTACGACAACCTGCGTGGTTCTGGGTTGTTCTTCGTCATCATTGACGAGTGGGCTGACTGCCCTTACGCAGCGTGGGAAGAGGTCATTCGGCCAATGCTTTCAACATGTAGATACACGGTTGATGTCGTTGAGCATGTTGGCGGTCATGCTCTTCGCATCGGGTCTCCCAAAGGGTTTAACCACTGCTACGACACATACCTAGATGGACAGGAAGGAAGGCAGCCCGACCACAGAAGTTGGCTGTACACATCGGTTCAGGGCGGGAATGTTCCCGTTAAAGAGATCGAAGCGGCGCGGAGAAGGATGGACCCGCGCACATTCCGGCAGGAATATGAGGCGAGTTTCGAGAACTACACCGGCGTCATCTACTACTGTTTCGACCGCCGGAAGAACCATACAGATGACACGGTGAAGAAGGGCGACTCTCTGCATGTCGGTATGGACTTCAACGTCGGGAAGATGGCCTCAATAGTGTTCGTTGTTCGTGATGGAGATTTGCCACGCGCCGTTGATGAAGTGATGGATGTATTCGATACGCCAGCCATGATTGACAAGCTGAAGGAGCGATTCCCTGGGCACTCAATCACTGTGTACCCAGACGCTTCTGGAGACAGCCGTAAGACGAACAACGCCAGCGAGTCAGACATCTCGCTTTTGAGAAAAGCTGGGTTTGTTGTCAGAGTGAATCCATCCAACCCAGCTGTGAAGGATCGCATCAACAGCATGAACGCCATGCTCTGCAACACCTACGGTGAGAGGCGCTTGATGGTGAATATAGACAAATGCCCAAGATTCACAGAGGCGTTAGAGCGCCAGGTGTGGAACGACAAGAATGAGCCGGACAAGAAGCTTGGTTTCGATCATCCGAATGATGCCGGCGGGTACTTCATCGTGAAACGATGGCCAATCGTCACGCGCGAAGCCTCTGTAACCACTTTCAGAATGTAGAGCATGCCGATTTCAGTTGGTGCACAGTCAGATTCGGTGAAGACGATGGCTAGTAACTGGCCAGTCGTCAAGGCGCTGATGGGTGGGACTTCAGCCATGCGCGCTGCGGGCAAGACATTCATGCCAAAGCAGCCGCGCGAGGATGACGAAGACTATGAATATCGGCTGCAAACGGCGACGCTGTTCCCGGCCTTCGCGCGCACGGTTTCCGTGATGGCTGGGAAGCCGTTCAGCAAGGAGATAGCGATCGGAGATGATGTCCCATCGAGCGTGCTGGAACTGCTTCCGAACATTGATGGACAGGGCCGCAGCATGCACGCCATGCTGTCAGATGTGATGGCTGAAGTCATGGCCTATGGGTTTGGCGGGATTCTGATTGACTACACCCGCACCGCTGGCCGCGTGCGCACGCAAGCTGATGAGCTTGCCATTGGCGCGAGGCCGTTCTGGATACACATTCGGCATGACCAGATTCTCGGCTGGAAGACAGAAAGCGTGAACGGCGTCATGGAGCTGACTCAGTTGCGTATCAGCGAGACGGAAGAGGTCGATTCCAGCGAATTCGGAACAGAGGTCGTGAAGCGCACTCGTGTACTGACTCCAGGTTCGTGGCGGTTGTTCGACGAGAAGGGAGACCAGATCGACAGCGGCGATATGGTCATTGATGGAATCCCGTTCGTTCCGTTCTACGGAAAGCGTGAATCCTTCATGGTTGGAACGCCTCCTCTGCTTGATCTAGCCTGGCAGAACGTCAAGCACTGGCAGCAGCAGAGCGATCAGGATGATTCAGCGAGGTTTGCCAGAAAGCGCTTACTGGCTTTTGTTGGGTTGGATGAAACGACCGATCTAACGACGTCGTCATCTCATGCGATCAAGTTGCCTGTCGGTGGTGACGCGAAGGTGATTCAAGGTTCTGCCGAATCTGTTACGGTAGGTCGATCAGAGCTTGATGCACTGGAGGACCAGATGATTCAGACTGGGGCCGAATTGTTGACGGCGACGCCTGGGACGCGCACGGCAACCGAAGCAGCAAACGATGCAGAGGCCAACAAAAGCGATCTTCAGCGGATCGTTGAGAACTTCGAGGACTCTATCGACCAGTGCCTCCAATTCACGGCGCAGTGGCTTGGCGAGTCTGATGGAGGGCACGCCACGGTGTTCAAGGACTTCGCCGCTGGTGGTTTGAGTGAAGCATCGGCGCAACTGCTGCTGAGTTTGCAGCAAGGCGGGGCGATATCGAAGGAGACGTTGATTCGCGAACAGCAAAGACGTGGTGTGCTTTCCCCAGACTTAGACCCTGCGAAGGAACTTCAGGCGGTTTCTGATGAAGGGCCTCCACTGGGGTTGATGAGCAATGGAAACGGCCAATGAGTGGCTCCAATCGGATGCTATCAGGCATGCGGTTGATCTGAGCCACTACAGCAATGGGGTGGTTCAAAAGATCATCGCCACACTGAATCGAAGTGATCAACGGCTGTTTGCTGAGCTGCTGATTGCGGTTGAGAAAGGCGATATTGGAAGCTTCTCTATGGAGCGGCTGGAATCTCTTCTAAAGAGCGTGAAGGCGCTGAATGTCGAAGCATTCAACGCCGCTGAACGTGAGTTGACAGACGAACTGAAACGGTTTGTCGAATATGAACTGTCGTACCAGCAACAGGCTTTGGTTTCTGCGGTTCCGATACGCGTTTCGTTCGCCGCAGTGTCTGCCGAGCAAGTCTATTCGGCTGCGGTGAACAGGCCGTTTCAAGGGGTGTTGCTAAAAGGCGTGTGGTCTGAACTGAGCGACAACAGGATGCGGTTGATTCGACGAACGATTGCGCAGGGGTTTGTTGAAAGTAAGACCGCTGATCAGATCGTGCGTGAACTGCGCGGGACAAGATCGAAAGGCTACGCTGATGGCCTTGTGAATCGCTCCCGTAGGGATGTCCAGGCGGTTGTCAGAACTGCGTTGGGGCATTACGCTGGAGTGACTCGGGATAGAGTGATTGGCGCGAACATTGATCTCATCAAGGCTGTTCAATGGTGTTCTACTCTTGATAGTCGCACCAGTTCGCAGTGCAGGCTGCGAGACGGTCTGCTGTACACGCCTGAGGATCACGCGCCTGTTGGGCATCGAGTGCCGTGGGGTGCAGGGCCTGGGCGTTTGCACTGGAATTGCCGTAGTTCCCAGGTTCCGGTTCTGCGTAGCTGGCGCGAGCTTGGAGTTGATATGAACGAAACTCCAGAAGGAACGAGGGCAAGCATGGACGGACAGGCTCCAGCGTCAACGACCTACTTCGATTGGCTTGGGGCGCAGTCAGATGCTAGGCAGGATGAAGTTTTAGGGCCTACACGTGGGAAACTGTTTCGAGACGGCGACCTTCCGTTGGCTGACATGTACACGAACAATGGCCGCTGGCTTTCGCTTGAGGAGTTGCGCTCTCGTGATGCTGAGGCGTTCAGTCGTGCTGGATTGTGAAAGGAATGAAGATGTTTTTCAGGAAAAAGCCTGTTGTTATCGAAGCCAGACAAGCTACTGGCACGCCAGAAAGCAACAGGGAAATTATCGACTGGACTCGCGGCAGTAAGACGCCAGCGAGCATGGGAAAGAACGCCGATGGTGTTGTGCAACTAAGCATCACGACGCTTGAGGGAGCACACTGGGTAACGCCTAGAGACTGGGTTATCAAGGGAGTAGGTGGAGAGTTCTATCCATGCAAGCCTGACATATTCGAGAAGACTTACGAGCCTGCATAGAATTGCATGATGTCAAAGTTAATGACGCCAACACATGAGCTTGAAAAAGCGATCATTGGCGCTAGAGTCGGCGACATGTTTGTCTTCGATGAACCCGACAAAAAATGTATTGTTAGTGCTGTCAGCAAGACGCCTTGGCTTGTTCATGACGGCAGAGCAGTTATGAACGTAACGGCAGATTTTGAAACTGATGATGGAGCATGCATATCGGTTTCGTGCCAGCGCGTATGTAAAACCGGATTGGCCTGAACGGCTCCACAGCGTGAGAGAACGCACTTATGTCTCTTCGCCTTGTCCAACAAGAGCCTCCTTCCTCCAAGGAGTCAGCGGCGCAGCGCATCAAGCGGCTACACCGCATTGATGGCGTGTTGCAGTGCAACCGATGCGGAAGCCATACAAGTCTGACGCTGTACAACGGATCGACTGTCTTGAATGGCCGTATCAAGCATGGAACAGTGATCATTCGGCATGTGTGCGCAGATTGCTGGAAACAAGGGATCACGCAATTCATGCTTCCTGACACGCCGCGTGAAGTGAAGAAGCCAAAGCCAAGGCGCACGAAGCCGAAGCTTGTCAAGTAAGTAAAGTCAGTTCAAAAAACCCGCCCCGAGCGATCGCGGCGGGTTTTTTGTTGCCGCTCGCGGAAGCGAAAAGGCGTTTCGTGCCGGATGGCACATCGATAGGGCGGATGCCCGGAAAGTACCAAAGATGAAACTCAAGCTTGATGAACAAGGTCATGTTGTTGTTCAGGATGGCAAACCAGTCTACGTGCATGAAGACGGGAAAGAAATTCCGCTCGATGCCGAGGCGCTGACGAACTCAGTTCGATCAAGGGCGGAGCAGTCCCAGCGCGTGGAAGCGGAAAACAAGGAACTCAAGGACAAGCTGAAGGCATTCGATGGACTTGACGACGTGGAATCGGCCAAGAAGGCGCTGGAAACTATCAAGAACATCGACGAAGGGAAGCTGCTGTCCGCTGGAAAGGTTGAGGAAATCAAGGCGGCCGCAAAGAAGGCCGCTGAGGAGCAGGTTGCCGCCGCGAATCGGTCGTCCGCAGAACGTATTTCAGCGCTTGAGAAAGACTTAAATGCGCGAGACACAACGATCCACGGACTGCTGATCGGAGGTAGCTTCAAGGGATCGCCATTGATTGTTGGCGAAAAAGCAAAGTTTGCTATTCCTGCAGATCTAGTTGAGGCGCGATTCGGCCAGTACTTCAAGGTTGAAGACGGCAAGGTCGTTGCATTCGATCATGCCGGTAACAAGATTTTCAGCCGCGAGCGGCCTGGAGAGGTTGCAAGTTTTGATGAGGCGCTTGACACGCTGCTCGATCAGTACCCATACAAAGCCCAAATCATTAAGGCCAGCGGAGCATCAGGTGGTGGCGCTGGAAGCGGCGCGCAAAAGCCAAGCTCAGGAGGCGCCCCGACTGGGAATTTTGTCGGCACACGCGCTGAGCGCGCGGCTGCCATTGGGTCGATGTTCCCGGATTTGCCGGCTAAGTGACCCGTTGAAATTTGCTGTCACTCGGATGAGTTTCGGCGTTCTTGGGCGGATGCCCTTTTATTTGGGTGGATGCCCTTGTATCTATGACAACCAACGCTCATGCGAGCAATTCTGAAAGGAAAAAATCATGGCACTCAGCAATATGCAAGTGTTCAACCAGTTCATCATGCCGGCGACCATTGAAACGCTGGCGCAGATGGTGGACGTCTTCAACCAAGCCAGCGCTGGCGCGATTCGGTTGACAACTGATGGTTTCGATGGCGACTTCTTGCAGGAGTCGTTCTTCGCGGCGATCCATTCGGCGCAACGCCGGGTTAATCGTTACGGGGTAAACGCGACAGTTGCGCCTACAGACTTGCGTGAACTAAAGCACAGTACGGTGAAGGTAGCAGGCGGTTTCGGGCCAATCCTTTTTGAGCCGTCTCAAATGACGTGGCTCCAACGCCCAACAACGCAAGGCATCGAGGTGGCATCTCGTAACTTCGCTGAGGCAATGCTGGCCGATCAGCTCAACACCGCTATCTTGGCGTTGGTTGCAGCTATCGGTAATCAGCCTGGGGCAACTAATGACGTGAGCACTGATTCCGGGATTGACTATGTGGCGATGAACAACGCCCACGCGAAATTTGGTGACGCCAGTGGGAATCTTGTTGCGAACGTAATGACTGGTGCCATGTCGCACAAGCTCATTGAGCAGAACCTGAAAAACGAGCATCGTTTGTTCCAGGCCGGCAATGTTCGGGTGTACGACGTTCTCGGGAAGAGAACGGTTGTAACTGATGCGCCGGCGTTGTTCTCGGCAGGAACTCCTGGTCTGAACAAAGTGCTGTCGCTTGCTGCTGGTGCCGCCGTTGTACATGATGCCTCTGATTTGATCTCTAACGTTCAAACAGACAATGGGAAAGAGCGCATTACGACCACATTGCAGATTGACTACACGTTTGGTCTTGGCTTGCTTGGCTATGCATGGAACGAAACGGTTGGCGGGAAGTCCCCGACGGATGCCGCGCTTGGGGCTGGATCAAACTGGGTCAAGGTTGCTTCCAGCATCAAAAACACGGCCGGCGTTTTGACCATCGGCAACGCTTCCAAGTGATCTGCCATGAGAGTCGGGATTTACGGCAGTAATGCCGACGCAGCAGCGATGGTTGATGGATTCTCCGCTTATGGAGTTTTAGCCACCGCTCGCAACCACCAGTTTTACCGCGGCGAGGTCGAGACTTTCGAGCTCGTCGTTGTGATCGGTGCGAACAACAGCGTCCGTGATTCCTACGAAAAGGCAGGAATTCGTGTTATCGCTGTCGCGGATGGTGAGTTGACGGCTGAGCAAATGGCGAGCGCAGAGTGTGCTAGACGCTTGCTGGAGCCTCCTGGGCCTATCGTGGAGAACCTTGATGAAGGAACCAACAGTGTTGGCCAGCAGCTCGTGTTTTCTGGTAGCTCCTTAGCAAGCCATCCGCATGAACATAACGACAACCAAGGCGCTGAATTCGCTGCCGAGCAAAAGCGGCGCGGGCGCCCTCCGAAAGAAAAGTGAGGACGGTCATGGAAGCCAAGCGTGATCCAAAGCCGAAGCCGAAACCACGGCCTGGGAAAGGTAAGAGTCCATGCTGATCGTCGCGCCTTCGGAAGGCTTCGATTCGCTGGCGAGCGTCGAATTCGCTGACACCTATCACGCGAATTTCGGTAATTCAGCCTGGGCTCCGTTGCCTGAAGGTGTCAAGGAATCTGCGCTTCGCCGAGGTACTCAGTACATCCTAGGGCGCATGGTCAGGACGCAGTACCTAAATCCGGTCGATGTTCGTGTTCAGCAGGCGGCAGCTGAGGCCGCGCTGCGGGCAAATGACGGAACTCTGTACGCAGACATTGACGCACAGGCCGTTGTCAGCGAAACCGTTGGGCCGATCAGTACTACCTATGCGCCCTCCACAAGCGGAGGGCGCATGAAGTTCCCGGTAATTGATGACTTGCTGCGCGGGCTGACGGATAGCTTTGGAAACATCAAGCTTGTGAGGGCGTGATGCGCTACTCAACTGAAAAAGACGATCCTGGCTATCCGGCGTACAGGCGCGGCATCAGACGCGGAATGTTTGTTCATGTTCTGCTGGATGGCAAGCCTGTTGAAAGATGCATAACAGCTGACACGAAACGCCGGAAGGTCTTATGCCTTGATGAAGACAAAGAAGGCCGCTTTGTGCAGAATGCGCGCCGCGATTCGCTGAAGCTAGTCCAACGATTTGGGAAGGTTGAATTGCGGCATGTAAGAGGCAAGGCATGACCCATGTTCGGAACGGGCGACGCGAGCCGTACACAGAGACTGGGATTCGTCGCTCGATGGCCGTGAGCAGTACGAGCGTGGTGAAAGGATGATTTCGTGACAGCGAAATTCAACTATGCCAAGACCGTCGCATCTGTCATAAGAATGCTGGCCAAGTTCGGATCAGACGCCAGGATGATCAGTCAGACTGGAGCGAAGTACAACCCGGCAACGTCAACAGTTGAGGCGACGTTTTCCGAATACCCATGCACCGCTGCACTGGTTGACTACACCTCTCAGGATATCGACGGCACGCTGATCCAGGCTAGCGACCGGAGGTTGTTGGTTGCTCCTGACGTGGAGCAAGCTCCGCAGACTGGAGACGTGTTCAGGCTGGCTGGAGGCGCTGAATTGACGGTGATTCGCGTGACGACGACAGCCCCTGCCGGAACGGTTGTGCTGTACGACATTCAAGCAAGGGGACAGTGATGACGAATCTTGGTGACCAACTGCGGCAGATCGCCGATAGAAAGAAGATCGCGCTTGAGACTGTGGTGCGCAAGACAGTGTTTGATATGGCTGCCGACATGGTGCAAATGAGCCCAGTTGACACGGGGCGCTTCCGCTCGAATTGGAAGTACGGCGAAGGCTCCATAAACCAAGAATCCAGCACCGCACCAGGAACTGACCCGATCACATCTATAGCTGCCGGAGTTGCTTCGTGGAAGCCTGGTGAAACCATGTATGTGACGAACTCACTGCCATATGCCTATCGCTTGGAAACAGGCTGGTCGAAGCAGGCTCCATACGGAATGGTTTCCACAACAATCGCGAACTTCCAGGCTCACTTCTCTCGTGCTCTTGGTGATGCGAAACAACAATGAGCGAAGACCGTATCCGTGCTGTGCTTGAGTCTCGACTCGCTTCGTGGGCTGACGCGAATGGTCTCCCTGTGATTTGGCAGAACGCTGGCGCAGACATTCCGACGGTAGATCACTTGCGGGCGTACCTGATGCCAGCAGAAACACGATCGATTGATCTTAAGAAGGTCATGCGTAACTACCGCGGCGTCTTCCAGGTGAGCGTATTCACAAAACCGGGTGTTGGGCCAGGACGTGCAGATAGATTGGCGAAGGCGCTCGATGATCTGTTCCAGGTTGCAATCCCGATGACCAGCAACGGCCTGACAGTTCGTGTCACGTCGCCTATGTCTGCAAAGCCTGCCATGCCTGGAACTGACTGGTACAGCGTGCCTGTCAGTTGTCGTTACTCCGCTGAAGACATGAAGGAATAAGTTTTTCTAGGCACCCGAAAGGGTATCCATCCCGTCCCGCCTTGTGCGGGATTTTTTTTGAAAGGAACGGCCATGAGCCTTTATTTCCCTGAAGGTACAGTCTTCAGCTTCTCTACAGTCATCGGCCCGGTCATCTCTGCATCGGATGTTAGCAACTCAAACCCAGCAGTCGCAACTGTTTCGACCGGAATAAATGATGGTGATGTGCTGGTTATCTCTGCTTCAAGTTCTTGGGATTTGGCAAACAACGCCGTCGCCAAGGCGAAGGTCGGAGCGTTGCAAAACAGCGTTAGCTTGCTTGGAATCGATAGCTCTGAAACAGAGCTATATCCTGTAGGGAAAGCGAACATGAAGCTGTCAGTCGCCAGTTATTTCATGGAATTCGATCAGCAGGGCGATCCAACCACGGCTGGTGGAGAGCAACAGTTCTGGACTGGCCGATTTCTGGAAAGCAAGACTGGTCGGCAAATTCAGGTTCCAACCTATAAAAACGCATCAACACTCACGCTGCCGCTGTTCTTCGACCCTCGCAAGCCATGGTATGCGGCCGCGAAGAAGGCAGATGCATTCCGTGATCCATTGGTTCTCAAGGGGTTGTTGCCGAATGGAGACGCCTTGTATCGCTATGGGTATCTCAGCTTCAACGGTGATCCATCGATTGCAGCAAACACGCCGATGGGTAACACGTTGACGTTCACAGCATTGGGTGAAACCACGTTGGTGGAGGCCGATCAATGAGCTTGAAAAAAGGACAATCCCCATCTGAGTTGCCATACGTACTCACACTGGTAGGGCAGGGAAGCAGCGATAAGCTGAAGCTGACATACCACAACCGCAAGACAGGCGAGTTAAAAAAGAAATCTGAAGATGGCGTAACCATTGCTGGATTAATCCCGTGGCTCGTGAAAGAGTGGGACACAGACTTTAGTCTTACAGAAGATGGCGTAGTCGAGTTTGATGAAGAGTACCCAGGCGTAGTTCAGGCCGTCTTGGAGGGGTGGCATTTAGCCAGACGCAAGGAAGCGGAAAAAAACTGATCGAGGCTGTCCGGTCGCTGTACTTCCAGCGTCCGAGTGCAGCCGAGATGGCGGCTTGGAGACTCAAGCCTGAGCACTTCAAGGAGCCAGATGTCGATGTCTGGCCTGAACATTGGGATGTGCTCATGTTATTTATCCGACTTAGTACGCAATGGCGCGTCGGAGCAGGCGGCGCTACTGGGCTTGACTATTCCGTGTTCTTCCACGAACTGGATCGCGCTGGCGTATCTGGCGAAGCATTGGATGATGCACTCGACAAGTTGCGGGTGATGGAGTCTGAGGCTCTGGCTCAGTTCAGGAAACAGAGCAAGTGACTAAGAAAGTCTAAATTTCTTTCAAAACTCGCAAAATATATTGCGTATTTATTGGTTGACGAAAAATGTCTGATGATGTAGCAAGCATAGGGTTCAAGGTAAACACATCAGATATCGATAAAGGAAGCGTTGCCCTTGATAACCTTGCGTCAAAGGGTGATGCTGTCGATAAGGCTGTATCTAAAGTAGAGCGAGCTACTAATAGTGCGGCTGGTTTCATTGGAAATCTTGGAAGTGTTTCGCAAAAGGCTGCAAGCTCATTTGCAACAATAGCTAGTTACGCTGATCAATGCGGGAAAAGCCTTTTTGACTTTGTTAACAGAACAAAGAGCATTGCTACAGAGCAAACTGAGTTGTCACGTATTCTTAGTTCGTCGTCTGCAAATTTCACAAAGTCAGAAGAAAAGGAACTCACTGCACTTGCAAACAAGGCGCAACAACTTCGCATGACTGCTGGAGAATACCAGCAGTACATCATGGCTCAGCAAGGTATGGGTGTCGCCGCGCAAAAAATAGGAGGTGCGCTAGCCGACCAGATTGAAAAGCTAAAGCAAAGTGGAGAAGCTTCCAGCGCAGCAAGCGTTGGGATGAAGCTGTTGGAATCTGCCGCGTACAAAGTTGGAGCGGCGTTTTCTGTGCTGAAGCTTGCTGATCTTGTAAAGGATTCAGCGATGCTTGCCGCGCGCTACGAAACGATGGGCGTTGTGATGCAGGTTGCTGGTAACAACGCTGGTTATGCGCGCTCGCAAATTGATAGAATTGAAAATTCGTTGCAAAAATCAGGAATATCCATGATGGAGTCGCGCAACGTTATAACACAGCTTGCAACGGCTCATATAGACCTTTCCAAGGCGGCTGGTCTTGCCCGTGCGTCACAAGATTTAGCTGTTGTGGCTGGCGTGAATTCAAGCGAGGCATTGGCGCGCGTAACACAAGGTATTAAAAGTGGACACGTGCAAATTTTGCAAACTCTTGGATTAAATGTTTCATTCGAGAAAAGCTACGCTGATTTGGCTAAAACGCTTGGGAAAACTACAGGCCAATTAACAGAGCATGAAAAGGTGCAGGCTCGCACAAACGCTGTTACTGAAGAAGCTAAGGCTTATGCTGATTTGTATGAGGCTGCGATGGGTACTGCTGGGAAGCAGATTACTTCGCTTACAAGATATTGGAATGACTTCAAAGTAACAGCTGGTGATATGTTTTTGCCGGCGTTAACTGAAGGCGTTAAAGCTTTATCGATAGCACTCAAGGATGCAAAAAATGTATTATCAAGCCTAGGGATAGGCCAGTCTTCTGAGTTTGTTCAAGTTAATAAACTTGTAGCTGAACGCGAGGAGCTAAAAGCAAAAATCAAGAAATCTGATAATGGAAACTGGTTAACTGGACTATTCGATGCTAATTCAGCTGGTAATGTTGGAAGCAATCTATACAGAGGGACGCAAAACAGAATAGATGAAATAAACAAAAAGATAGGAGAAATACAAGACGCGGAAAAAAATAACCAACTAAAAGCTATGCAGGCGAAAGATAAAATTAAATTAAGAGAAGACGCCGCTGCTTCCGCTAAAGCTGCATCAGAATTATCCGATATTGCTCTAAGCTATGCAAGCAAGGACTTAAAAACTGCACTTGAAATAAAAAAAGTTAATGAAAAATGGATTGAGGCGACTCAAGGTAAAAACGTTTCTTTGGATCAAATTGCTCAAGCTACCAAGGATAGAGATAAAGCATTGGCTGGCATCATTGAAAAAAGTAAAGAAAACCAAAAAAAAGGAATATTGATAGATGGCGCTCAAACAAAATTTGATCTGCAATCAATAAAAAACGCTGCTGCGCAACAAATAGACGTACTGAAGAACACTCAGGCCATGTCGGATGCGATGCATTCTGCTGGGTTAATTAGTGATAGAGATTATTACGAACAGAAAAAAAATATCATCGAGTCAAATACAAATGTTCAGATATATGCTCTTGAAAAAGAAAACGAACGTCTTGCGCAGCAAAAATTAAACGCAAAGGAATCTATAAACGCAGATAAAGAGATAGCTAAGAATAACGCTGAAATTGCTAAACTGAGTGCCGATGCATCAACCAAGATACAGGTTCTAAATATTCAAGAAACGAGAGCTATAGAAAACAAGAGGAATGCGATTGAGGCGGCCACAAAAGCGCAGGAAGATTATCTAAATGTAACATCCAAGCAGTACGCACGCCAGCTTGCATCAATTGGTCTTGGTTCTGATCGTAGAAACTACAATTCGGCAATCAATCAAATTGAAGATAAATATTCTGATCAGCGGCTAAGACTGCAGAGGGATAGAAATCTTGCCGCGACAGATGATGCGAGGGATCAACTTGATAAGCAAATAGCAGACATCGACAATTTCCAAAATCTTGCCCTGCAAAGCTATCAGTCTTACTGGGAAAATCTTAAGGCAGGCGAGCGCGATTGGACTATTGGCGCGAAGGATTCAATCGCCGACTACTTCGCCAGTAGTCAGAACATGGCCGAGCAGACCAAGAATCTTTTCAGCAATGCCTTCAAAGGCATGGAAGACGCGCTGGTGTCATTCGTGATGACAGGAAAGGCAGATTTCAAGTCGCTGGCGAACTCCATCATCGCCGACCTGATACGCATCCAGGCCAGAGCGGCAATTTCTGGCATGTTCAGCAGCGTGATGGGCTTGTTTGGCGGAGGCAGTACACCAGGTGCTGGGTTCGTGGCTGATCCAACAGCCGTCGCTGGAGCCGACTATCTGGCAGCCGTCATGCACACGGGCGGCATCGTCGGAGGCGACGCCGCCACGCGTTCAGTCGATTTAAGCGTCTTTTCTGGAGCGCCGCGTTTTCACACCGGCGGCATCGTGTCCGGTGAAGTGCCAATCATCGCCAAGGAAGACGAAGGCGTTTTCACGCCAGGCCAGATGGCCGCATTGGCGCCGGTTGGAAGTATTGCCGGGATTGTGTCCAGCGAGCTGGAACGAATTTCCAGCCTCAGCAAGCAGCCTTTGATGATTGGTAGCACTGGCGGAATGGTGCAGCCTTTGCATTCAGCCACCGACGTGAGCGCCGCTCAGGCAACCGCGCTGGCTCCTGTCGTCAGTGAGTTGGAGCGGATTGCGAGCATCAGCAAACAGTCTTTGTCTTTGATGGTGGAGAGCGCTGGCGGCATCACGTCGCTTGCTTCTTCAGCAGGTAGTCAACCGGCCTGGAATCCAGACAAGATCGCCAGCGGAAGCGACGTTGTGCGTCCTCCATACAAAACACCAACCATGAACCAAGGCCAGATGGCCGCGTTGGCTCCAGGTGGAAGTGGCGGCGGGAACATCACCGTCACCGTGCCAGTCAGTGTCGCAACGGCTGGAGGCGGGCATGGAAATTCTGGCAGTCCACAAGAGTCCGCATTGGCGCAAATCGGCGAAACGCTGTCCAAACAGATCGAGCCGCTAGTGAAGAAAACCATCTCGCAGGAAATGCGCCCACGAGGGCTCTTGTGGGATTGGGCAAATAGGAGAGCTTGATGACAGAGACATTCACTTGGGCGCCTCTTGCAGATCCAAATGGATCGGTATCACATCGTGTGCTGTCAGCCAAGTTTGGAGACGGATACGAGCAGCTCGCGGCTGATGGAATCAATGCGGTACAGGATTCGTGGCCGTTGGAGTTTACTGACCGCTCGCAAGTCATCACACAAATCAAGAATTTCCTTGATAGCCACGGAAGCTGGAAGCCGTTCTTCTGGACTCCGCCTCTTGGGAAACAAGGGACATACCGCTCAGACAAGGGCTACCAACTCACCGCGCATGGTGCAGGTCTGTACACGCTGACCGTCACCTTCGTTCAGTTCAACCGCCCGTAATCATTCATGATCACAGCAGACATCCAGGGCCTATCGCCCGGCGAAATGGTGCAGCTCTTCGAGCTTGACGCCACGCAGATCGGAGGCGACGTGCTCCGCTTTCATGGCTACCCGCAAGCCGGGCCGATCTTCTGGCAGGGTAAGGAATACAGCCCGTGGGCCATCAATGCCAGCGGTTTCGCGCGCACCGGCACCGGCCAGCAGCCGGCGCCCACGCTGAGCGTTGGCAACATCGGTCAGGACGAGGCGGGCAACCAGATTCCAGGCGTCATATCAGCCCTGTGTATCGCGCTCGATGACCTCGTTGGCGCACGCATTACGCGCCACCGCACGCTGGGCAAATACCTCGATGCGGCCAACTTCCCCGGCGGCAACCCATCCGCCGATCCGAACGAAGAGCTTCCCCCTGAAATCTGGCTGGTCGAAGCCAAAACCAAGGAGGACAAAGAGACCGTCGAGTTCGAGCTGAGTTCCGCCTTGGATTTCGACGGCGTTCAGCTTCCACGCCGGCAGATCCAGGCCAGCTCATGCGGCTGGCTGTCCATCGGCGGATACCGCGGGCCGTTTTGCAACTACACCGGCCCGGCCATGTTCGACCGTGACGGCAAGCCGGTCACCGACCCGGTGCTTGACAGGTGCGGAGGCCACGTCTCCGATTGCGAGAAGCGTTTCGGCAAATATCAAATCTTGAACTTCGGCGGCTTCCCGGCCGCCGACATGTTCAGGGGGTGATGGCGTGCTCCACAAGAAAACGCTCGCCGCCATCAAGGCCCACGCCATCGCCGAATACCCGCGTGAATGCTGCGGCTTGATCGTGGCCGCCGGCCGGCGCGAGCAGTACCGGCCCATGGAGAATCTGGATGCCGGCCTGGGCAACTTCCGCATGTCCGCCGAAGCATGGGCGCAGGCCGAAGACGCGGGCCGCGTACTGGCCGTGGTGCACAGCCACCCGGACGATACGGAGCAGCCCAGCGAGGCCGATCTCGCGGCATGCGAGGCGACCGGCGTGCCGTGGGTCATCGTCTCGGTGCGCGATGGCACCGTGGCCGAGGTCAACCAGTTCGCCCCGAGCGGCTGGCGCGCTGCGCTGCTGGGCAGGCAGTTCTTCCACGGCGTGCTGGATTGCTACACGCTCATTCGCGACTGGTACGCGCGCGAGGCCGGCATCGATCTGCCCGACTTCGAGCGCGAAGACGATTGGTGGAACAAGGGCCAAGACCTGTACGTGCAGAACTTCCAAAAAGCCGGTTTCGAGCGCATCGACGATGCAGCGCAATTGCAGCCCGGCGACGTGATCCTGATGTCCGTCCGATCGCCGGTGGCCAACCATGCCGGCATCTACCTGGGGACACGCAAGCTGGCCGAATCGCCTGATCTGCACCCGGTTCCGAACGCCATGCTGCACCACCTCTACGGGCGCCTGTCAGAGCGTGTGGTCTACGGCGGTTGGTACATGGAAATAACCCGATTGATCGTTCGCCACAAACAGTTTTTGGCGGTAAAACAATGACTGATCTTGCTTTGACACAGCCCGCGGAAGCGGGTTTTTTTTCGCCCAACGAATCCGTAAAAACCATTCGCTTATACGGATACCTCGGCGCCAAGTTCGGCCGCGTGCACCGCATGGCCGTTGCCAGCCTGGCGGAGGCCGTGAGCGCGCTGTGCATCATGATCCCCGGCTTCGAGCGTGAACTGATGATCAGCCGCGAGCGCGGCATTGGCTACGCCTGTTTTCTTGGGCGCCGGAATCTGGCGCTCGAACGCCTGTCAGACCCAGCAGGTAACGACGACATTCGCATCGCCCCGGTGGTTCAGGGCGCCAAGCGCGGCGGCCTTGGGCAGATCATCGTCGGCGCGCTTATTGTGGTTGCCGCGTTCTATACGGGGGGCGCCTCTTTGGCCGCTGCAGGCGCGGCCTCGGGCACGGCAGCCGCCGGTGCGGCGGCGGCCGGGAGCACGTTCTTCGGCTTGACCGGAGCCTACGCCATGGCCGCGCAAATCGGCGTGTCGCTGATGCTCGGCGGCGTCGTGCAAATGCTCAGCCCGCAGCAGCGCGGCTTGAGCACCAAGGACGGCCCGAACAACGGCGCCTCCTACAACTTCAACGGCCCCGTCAACACCACGGCGCAGGGCAACCCGGTTCCGGTGCTCTACGGCGAGTTGTATGTCGGCTCGTCGGTGATCAGCTCGGGCATCTATTCAGAAGACCAGCAATGACCGATCGAGACAGTGTGCAGCCGCTCCTCGTGCGCGGCGGCTGGAGCCTGCGCGGCTACAAGGGCGGCAAGGGCGGCGGCGGCTCCGGCTCGCCGGTCGAAGTGCCCGACAGCCTGCACAGCACCAGCTATGCCCGCGTGCTCGATCTGCTCAGCGAAGGCGAGATCGCCGGCCTTGTCAACGGCCTGCAATCGATCTACCTTGACAACACGCCGCTGCAGAACGCGGACGGCAGCCTGAACTTCCAGGGCGTCACCGCCGATTTCCGCGCCGGCACGCAACTGCAAGACCCGATTTCCGGATTCCCGGCCGCCGAGTCCACCGCCGGCGTCGGCGTGGAGCTGAAATACGGCACGCCATGGATTCGCGCCATCAACAACACCGACCTGTCGGCGGTTCGCGTCACGCTGGGCGTCAATGGCCTATCGAAGGTCGATACCGGCAATGGCGGCGTCAACGGCCACACGATTGAGTACGCCATCGATCTGCAGACCGATGGCGGCGCCTGGGTCGAAAAAATCAACGCATCGTTTTCCGGAAAGACCACTCAGCAATACCGGCGCACGCACCGCATCGATCTCCCGGCGGCCAAATCATCGTGGCAGCTTCGCGTGCGCCGCCTTACGGAAAACGCCAACAGCTCCACGGTGCAGGATGCCACCGTCATCGACAACATCGCCGAGGTCATCGACGCCAAACTGCGCTACCCGATGTCGGCGCTGGTCGGCCTGCAGGTCGATGCCAGCCAATTCCAGAGCATTCCGACACGTGCCTACCACCTGCGCGGGCGCATCATCCGCGTGCCCAGCAACTACGACGCGCAGACGCGCGTCTACACCGGCACGTGGGACGGCACCTTCAAAACCGCCTACAGCAACAACCCGGCCTGGGTGTTCTACGACCTGGTGAGCAACGCCCGCTACGGCCTGGGCGACCGCATTCCGGCGAGCTGGATCAACAAATGGGCGCTCTACCAGATCGGCGTCTACTGCGATGAACTCATTCCAGACGGCCGTGGCGGCATGGAGCCGCGCTTCACCTGCAACGCCTATCTTCAGGCCCGAGGCGACGCCACCCGCGTACTGCAGGATCTGTGCAGCATCTTTCGCGGCATGACCTATTGGGCCGCTGGCGCCGCGGTGCCGGTGGCCGACATGCCGCGCGATCCGGTCTACACATATACACAGGCCAACGTCATCGACGGGCGTTTCGTCTACACCGGCAGCCGCCTCAAAGACCGCAGCACGGTGGCGCTGGTCAGCTACATCGACATGACCGACATGGGCCGCCAGAAAGTGGTCTATGTGCAGAATGACGCCGCCATCGAGCGCTACGGAATCCGGCAAATTGAAATCACGGCATTCGGATGCGCCAGCGAGGGGCAGGCCCGCCGGGTTGGGCAGTGGGCGCTGATGACATCGCAGCGCGAGACCGGCGCCGTCTCCTTCAGCGTCGGGCTTGACGGCACCATCTGCGCGCCCGGCCAGATCATCCGCGTGGCCGATGGCGCCAGAGCCGGGCGCCGCATGGGCGGGCGCATCAGGAGCGCCACCACGACCAGCGTGGTGCTCGATGCGCAAACGCCCGTCAAGGCCGGAGACACGCTGACGGTCATCATGCCCAACGGCGTCGCGCAATCGCGCGCCGTCAAGTCGGTCGCCGTGCAAGACGGCGCGCATCGCGTCGATGTGGCCACCGCATTCAGCACGGCGCCGGTGCCGGAAAGCGCCTGGGCCGTCGATTCGGACGAACTCGAAACCCAGCTCTACACGGTGATGGCCGTCACCGAGGGCGAAGGGCTCAGCTTCGACATTGCCGCCATTCAACACGAGCCCGGCAAGTTCGCGGCGATCGACTACGGCGCCCCGCTGCCCGAGCGGCCGATCACGGTCATTCCGGCCCAGGTGCTGCCAACGCCGCAGAACATTACGGCCAGCTCGCACAGCATGACCGCTGCCGACGGCACCATCAGCACCACCGTGACGGTGGCGTGGGAGGCCGTCAAGGGCGCGTCTTACTACGACATCGAGTGGAGCCGGTCTCAATCGAACTGGGTTCGCATGCCGCGCGTTTCGACCGCGAGCGCGGAAATCCAGAATGCCTACGGCGGCGACTACCTATTCCGCGTGCGCGCCGTATCGTCGATCGACACGCTCAGCGCCTGGGCCACGAGCGAAGTCTTCTCGATCGAAGCCAAGGCGCCGCCGATCCGCAATTACGACGAATTCGCCGTCACGGAAATTGCAGGCGGCCTGCGGCGCTATGCGTTCTATTACCAGTCGGATCGCCCTTCTGATCTTGCAGGGGCGGAGATTCGCTACCTGGCGGGCTCTCCGAAAAACGTCACATGGGAGGCCATGACGCCGCTCGACCCGGGCGGCATCTACACGGCCAGCTTCGAGAGTTCCAAGCCGGAGACCGGGCTTTGGACATTCGCCCTGCGCGCCAGAAACCGCAGCGGCAACCTGTCCGAAGGCATGCTCGTTCGGGTCGTCGAGTTTTTGGGAACGACAGCCGACATCGATTCAAAGATGGACAAGCTGCGTGAGGGCCTTGACGAGACGCTGAACATCCTCCTCGACCCCTCCACCGGCCTGCCTGCCGTGGACGGCAAGATCGTCCAGGCCGTGGCGGCGGAGGCCGTCGAGCGCGCCAAGGGCCTTGCGGCGGAGGCTTCCGCGCGTGCCCAAGAGCTTTCCGATGAAGCCGAAGCCATAGCCAAGGCCATCGCCGACGAAGCGGCGTCGCTTGCGAAATCCATCGCCGGCGAGGTGGCGGCCCGCGACCAGGCCATCGCGAAAGAAGCCGCCGAAAGGGCGCTGGCCATCGCGAAGGAAGCCGCCGAAAGGGCGCTGGCCATTGCTGGTGAGGCGGCTGATCGAGCGAATGCCATCGCTGCCGAGGCGGCTGATCGAGCACAAGCAATCAAGGCAGAGTCATCCGCCAGGTCACAGGCCATTGCGGCGGAAGCCTACGAAAGAGCGCAAGCCATCGCCGCCGAGACTGCCGCCATGGCAAAGGCCCTGGAGACCGAGGCCGCCACCCGCGCCAGCGCGATCACCGCCGCCGTCAACACCGCCGCGGCTGACGCGACGGCGAAAGCGAACAACGCGCGCTCCGATGCACTCGCGGCCGTTGCGCAAATCCAGGCGCAAGTTGACGCCGTGGCAGCGCAGGTCGGCGATGTATTGCAGGCGGGTGAATGGAAGGCGACGGCGACCTACCCGTTTGGTGATTTCGTCCGGCGCGACGGCAAGCTCTACCGCAGCCTGCAGGCCAGCAACCTCAATCACCCGCCTGAAACGTCGTCGGCGTATTGGGAGCTGATCGGCAGCTTTTCCGGGGTCGGTGATGCGCTGGCCGCGTCGCTGTCTCTGAGCGATCAAAACGCATCGGACATCGAGGCGCAAGCCAAGCGCACCGACGGCATCGTCGCGCGCCTGCCGGCCGGCACGGGCGCGGTGGCGGCGCAGGCCGATCTGATCGCAGAGCAGACCGCGCGCGCGAGCGCCGACTCGGCGCACACGTCCGACATCAGCGCCATGAAGGCCCGGATGCCGGTGGGCACCGGCGCGCTCGCGACCGAGGCCAGCGTCACCACGGAGGCATCCACGCGCGCCGCTGCTGACAGCGCGCAAGCGGCGAACATCAGCGCCCTGCAGGCGAGGATGCCAAGCGGCGCCGGCACGCTGGCAACCAGTGCGGACGTGGCGACGGAGACCGCCGCGCGCGTGGCCGCCGACAACGCGCAAAGCCTTCAGATCACCAGCCTCGGCAGTTCGCTGACGGTCACCGACACCAACGTCACCGCAGCCACCAATGCGGCGCAGGCCGCGAGCGATTTGGCCGGTGGCAAAGGCAAGGTCATCTACGGCAGCACGGCGCCAGCGGTAGCTGACAGGTTGCCGCAAAACCTGTGGATCGACACGACCGGCGGTGCGAACACGCCCAAGCGGTGGGACGGATCTGCGTGGGTTGCGGTGACGGACAAGGTGGCGACCGATGCGGCTGCAGCGGCTGCGGCGGCGCAGGCGACGGCCAACACGAAGGCCGATGCATCGGCGTTGAGCGCGTTGCAAACGACGGTCACGCAGCAGGGCGACAAGCTCACGAGCCAGGGCAGCTCGATCACGTCGCTGAACAACTCGCTGACGACGACAACGACGACGGCGAATGCTGCTGCGAAGAACTACGTGCAGGCCACGATGCCAGCGAGCGCGAAGCTT